GTTTGACGCATCTATTGATGCAATCAACAATATCGTAAAGCAGGGGTTTGTCGTTGAATACCCAGATTACCTTGACAACATCACCAACGGAAATATCCGGGCTTCTATAAGAATGTTTACTCCTCAAGATGACGAAACAAAGGTTAGGTCTATTACAGAGCTGAAGCGCTACAATATTATCAGCGGGGAGACGGCGTCGGACGAAGCTCCGTATGCTTCTAATAACGAAGAGCTCCGCAAGCAGAAAGAGAAGGAAGCGGAGATTGAATATGAACGGAGGATGGAAAATTTGAGAAATGTTAATCCGAGAACATATGGAGATTAAAAAATTGATAAATATATCTATGATTGAAGAGGTTACACTCTCTTATGACCCTATAAGGTCAAAACATGTCGTAAATATTCGCATGGCGTCCGGAGCAGAGGCGAACATCAGCTTTACTGACAAGGATGCTGCAGAAAACGAGTACAATCGGTTGAAAGATACCTTTGATAATATCGAAATAACGGACTGACATGAAAGTAAGAGAAAATAATAAGATTAAGCGAGGCTCTGCCGAGTACGAGATTATAAAGCGACAAATTCTCGACCTATATATAATCACAGAGAATGCAACTGTATGCTACGACCTTTGGAGAAGAGCGATAGACGGTGAAGAATTTAGTGGTGAAACAAACAGGTCATCGGCTGCTGCATGGGTCAAACGTGAAGAGCATGTTGCTTATATGGAGAACAGACGGGTTGAGCTGGCGCAATGGGGGTTCGAGAATTATGCGAGAATAAATAATCTTGACATAAATGAGTTTAAAACAAAAACAGACAAATATGCAGACATAGAAAACATAACACCAGATGAGCTAAGGACTAAAAACCTAACAGAGTTAGAGGAGTTAAAGGAGAGCACATCAGACCCGCAGCTTAAAGCGAATATCATCAAACAGCAGACAGAGCTGATGGACGCAAAGATGAAGAAAGAAGAAGTAAAAGCAACAGACAAATATATACATTATTATTTACCGATGCCTTATTGTAACGGGTGTCCAAAAAAACCAACAAAAATATGAAACCAGAAGTAGAAAAATTAGTTTTTACAGAATTAGAAGAAGAAGAGAACAGCAATCTTATCACATTTGTAGCTGAATCTCCAGTAGCAACGTACTACATCGATTACAACAAGTCCGATAAAACTTATAGGTCTTGGTGTATGGGGTCAGAGATAGGTATAGACAAGTCTTTAATTAAGGCTATACAGAGAGTAAACGTGTTCCACAGAGCTAACATCTTAGATTGTCTCGTATGGCAGGAATGATGCGGATAAAGATAGGGAATGGCGCTGTCACTGACATCTCGACTTTGGGCTTTGAGCTTATTAAAAGTCCAGAGAGTTATGGTAGCACCATAAAAGATAGCAACATAATTGTTACAGACTTCCCTGAAGAACATGGGTCAAGAGTGTATATCCCAGCAGCACCTAAAAAAGCTTCCTTCGATTACACTATAAAGCTCGGATATTATAGCGAGAGCAATGATGCAGCGACAAAGATAGATGCTTTCATAGAATCGCTTATGGGAAAGGACGTTGTCATCTATAACGACTATAAGAAAGTGCAGCTTACCGGAAAGTATAAATCTTACAAAGATGATGGAACATACGAAGGAACAAAGGTCGCTCTCTTTGATGTTACATTTTTAATAAGTAATCCAGATACAATAGTTTATTCATGATAAATCAAACAGAATTTATAAAAGCAGCGGAGAAGGCTTTTGAGATTGCAGACTTCTCCCATAAACTGACAAACAGGGCCGTAATGACTGCAGCAAAAAAGCTCATAGATTACGGATTCAACTATGCTGAATTTAAAGGGAGATACGGAAAGGACTTTAAATTTGACAACACAAAAAAAGTATCCAAAAACCTTAGCGTTGTAAGAGAGGGTATGGAGAAGATTGTGTCCGATCTCCTTTCTGACGTAGATGAAATATCTAAGAAGACAGCAAAAGATAACCTGGGGCGAATACCTGATGATGAATGGGATAAGGCAGCATTCATGGCCGCTCTTCTTTATGGCGACACTTATAAGCAGAGAGTTAACAAATATACTGATTCTCTGAAAAATGAGATACAGTCGTACATAAAAGTTGGTCAGGAAGAGAAGATGACTGCCGATGGTGTTCTTCACTGGTTTGCAGACAACATAGAAGACCCAAAAGATGATGATCGCATCGTAGCTGCTATAGCCGCTGGAATGATAGAAATGAAGGGCTTGTCTTCGTATCGCAGATTCAGAAATCTTAATGATGACATGATTGTAAGGGGCTTTGCACGCGCTAACGCTCACTATTGGAAGATGGCTGATGCGAAGTTTATTATAGCTGTTATGGATGATAAGACCTGCGAAATATGCGCTTCTTTAAACGGGCAAGTGTTCCCAATCAAAGAAGATGTCATACCCGTGCATGGCTCTTGCAGATGTATTGAGGTGCCAATAATGCCCATGCCGGTATGAAAGAGGCAATCGTGCATGAGTTTGACCCGGTTATATACCCGTTTAAGATATGGATCGTCATCAACAAAACACCGGATATCATAGCTGAAAAATTCAAAGATTACGATGGGTATCCTCTTAATCTTGAAGCTGGATACATGCACAAAACTGATGCGTTTACGGCTTGTGTTCAAAGCAAAAACAAGCATAAATACGGGGCTGTCTTATTTTTCCCAAATAAGAAGAGCATGACTTTCGAGATTGTTGCTCACGAATCATCACATGCGGCAAAACATCTTTTTGAGCACATTGGAGCGGATATTAAAGAGCACGAACCGTTTGAATATGTTATCGGTTGGATTGCCGGATGCTGTGAAGAGGCGAAAAAGTGGAAGAAATAACAGATACGAATAGCGTAAAATAGGCGAGGATTAGTTCCCCGCCTTTTTTATTCTCTATATAACCCCAACTCCTCATCTTTTTTCATCATGTCAACAAGAGCTTCCTTTTGTAATTGTTTCTTTATCTGCTCTCCGTTTACATAATCCTCAAATTTATGTATAAGCGGGTCAAACTTCACTTTCTCAAACCTTCCATGCCATACACCTTTTCCTGCTTGCGTTCCATCGGCAAAGTGAGAAGGGATACACTCGGAGCAAAGAGCTTTTCCATTCATTAACTCGTCTTTGAACTTAACAAATTCCCTCCCCCAGTAAAAACCGAGAGCTGTGTTCTCAATGCTCCCGCAATTCTCGCATATAAATAGTGCCATAGTTATTTATCTGACATTTTAAATTTATTATTCATCAGGTCATAAGCCTTTAATATTCCAAAGTCTAAAATCGGAACATAGTTTTCTGTTTTCTCAGCAAAACCATTTATGTCATAGAATTTGCCATCATATTCAAAAATAGAATGATTTAAATCAGTATATATTTCACCTTCTGGTAATATATACTTTAATATCATGGCTAATTTAGTACATGAACCATGTGTGTAAACATAATCTGCTCCTTCAAAAGAATCTCTTATAAGCTCTATAATTTTTAGTATATATGTAAATGGATATAAGTTGTTTTCTTCCATTATATCATCTGAATTTATACTTTCTTCATTATTAGTATTTTCTGAAATACATTTATTTCCAAAAGTATATTCCAGAAATTTTTTCATCTCCGGTGTTGAATTTTTGTATGCTGCTCTCAATCTTTCAATACTGATTTCTATTGTTTCCATATTTGTTTATTTTAATGTTTATTCTATTGGTTTCCAGGCGATAACCTCGTACGCATCATCCCAGTAAGGATCGCCGTTGATATTTCCATAGCAATTTCCCCAAGAATATGAATACGAATATTCCAAATCATCATCTTCATCATCACCATCAGCGACTAACAGCAGGCACATAACCTGCAAGTCAGTACTATCTTTCACCTTAGCTAACACAGGTGCGCTGTAATTGAGGTTTGGAAGGATCGGAGGTAGCTCCTCTTCTGGGTTTATCCATCTTTTAGCCTCATTATATCCGGCTAAATAATCAGTCTGAGCAAATTTATTTAAATCTAATACAGTATTTTCGACTATTGTTTCTGGTACATATGCTGGGTGTATTGAATCAGCATATTCTTTTGCCTTTTCTTCTGCTGTCATAATCAATTCCATTTTCCTGTTAGTATATCTGCTTCTCCCGCCATAAAATCATCATCCGTTGGTTTTATTGGTTTATCAAACTTTTTATTTTCTGCATCCCACCCACATGCTTTGCAGTATTGTAAATCGGCTCCAATTTCATCGTAATACCTTCCGCATTTAGGGCAACAATCTAACAGGTCGTCATCGTCATAATCGTCATCAAGATCGTAATCCTCTTCAAATGAAGCGCCGGGATATAATTCCCGTGCTTTTTCTTCTGCTGTTTTCATAATAGGTCATCATTTTTGTACACGATATCTCTTATTTCATCCGCTTTCTGGTCAAAATTTTTCCGTACATAAGCTGGAGAAAGGTCGCTTATACACCTATATTCGTTCTCCGCTTTCATCCCTTCAATTTCTGCCTGAATAGCTAAAATTAAACCAAGTCTTTTAATATCTGCTGTTTCCATCTTAATATCTTTTTCCGTGCATTTTTTCCCTCTCTTTATTATATCTCATCTTCAGTGCGACGTGCTTATCGATGTCAATATCCATATATCCGCAAAGGTCAAGCACACGAATAATAGTATCCGCCAGTTCGTCTTCAAATGTATCTTTCACCTTATCTCTAAAGTGATTAACGAATGACTCGCCTTCTTGCTTTTCTACAAAATCTATCTTTGTTGCCCTGTAACATTTTCTGTCTGCCTCCATTGCTTCTGCAATCTCCGAAACAATCAGCATCAAAAGAGTACCTATCTCTCTCTCATTGTCGTAGAACCCTTTTGCCTTTGCATTTTCGTGAATTTCATCTCTTAATTTGTTCATAATTTTACTCATTTTGTTGTTAATCTATTAATCCTATAACCTTTAGTTTTTCTGCACTGCAAAGTACAGCGGTTTTTTCCCCATCAAAATAAACAGGAACCTTCCCGTTTATCAGTCCGTTCCTATGATACGTGCGTCCGGTTTTTCCGTTAGTGTGACGCACTATATATCCGCTGTTGTCGCTATTGTCATCTCCCCACATCATTTTCTGTTTTAATTATTCCATTGTTAATCATAAAAAATAAAATATTCTCCTTTTCTTGCTATAAGCCCGAAAGCATTCTCGTCCTCCAATTCTTCACTACTCAGCTCATTACTGAAAAACACCTCGTCATCATACAATGAGAAGAATATGTCTTGATCAGCTTTGCCCAAATAAGCGGATGTAGCCGGAGTTCGTTCCCCTACAACCCGAACATCTTTATCGAGCCACTCTTGCGGCATCGATTCAATCTTTTCTTTTAATTCCTTGTAAGTCATAATTTTTTTGTTAACTTGTTACACTATTTTTTTAACCAATACATACTTACCAATTATTCCAGGAAAGGCCTTATTAATATCGTCTAACATCGATAACACATCTGCTGGATCAGCTAAAATGGAACGACCGACCCTTGTTTTTCCAGGAGTCGATTCACAGTGAACAATAGACATTCCAGCGACGTCTAATCCTTTTTCACGATACGCCTGAACGAGCTCATGGAGCCCTTTCTGATAGAAAGCTGCTTGTTCCATGAATACGCCTATTGACACATTTTCTTTCGTAAGTTTTTTTGTTCCCATTTTCTCTCTTGTTTTGTAATTTCTTTGTTATTATCTAATCTACAATTTCTTTCATATCTTTAATTGTCTTTTGCAACTGATTAATTTTATTATTTAATTGTTCTATCTCCCGAAGCATTGCGCTATTCATTCTCTTATCATCCTTTAACTTATCCCAGTTTTCAAGTATGACTTTCAATATTGCGTCCATCCATCTCCATTGAAATACATAGTCCTCATCGGCGTATTTCAAAATAACATTCTTAATGGCATTCTCTACAGCCTCTTCAGTTAATACATCTATGAGCAATTCCTCATTTTCATTGAATAGTTTCTTCCTTAAACCGAAAAATTTATAAGCCTTAGGGTCTTTTACAAACTCTTCGGTTATTTCGTCTATAAGTTCCTTATGTATTCTATCCGACACATTGCTATAATGTTCGTAAAGAAAACACTCCGTGTCATTGTAAAATCTTTCAGACAATTCGTCTTTAATTTTTTCGATTGTTGATTTTAGTATTTTGTTAGATACCTCCTCAACGTCTTTTTCTGTAAATACTTTGTTTAATGATTCGAGTTCCATAATTTTTTTTATTTTAAATATTAATTTATATACAATTTTTCCAACTGCTTCTCAAGCTCTTCCTCGAGCTTTACCTCTTCTTTAGCATGGAGCCTTATTTTTTCCCCACCCCTCCACACTTCTTTTAATATTGCGTAGATATATCTATGTTTGACCTCATATTCTGGTGGGCTGTCGTAATCCGGCCGATACACCTTGTAGTCAATATCGACTGTTACGGAGAACACCAGATCCATTCCATCTTTTTCAGCTATAAAATTTCCATCATATAAATATCCGTTATCCAGCTCTACACTTGATTTAATTTCCATGTCGTTCCAATCTTATATCATCATAACAATTGTTGCAGATGAGCGTATTAGTTTTTCCATCGGGAATCTTATCATATCCACATCCAAACGTCCAAAGTCGATAAGCATCCATATCGTTAGAATGAAATTCCTTTCCACATCTTGAACAAGTAAAGTCATTTGATTTTTCAACTAACCACCTGCATTTAATTGATAGTTTTACCTCTATAGCCATAAGTTTTATTATTTTATTGCAGAATATATATTCAAAAGTTCATTCTCAGTCATTTTTGATTCATTACAAAATATACGTGGATTCATCATATACCTCCCATGTTCAATATTCTTGATTACATTAGATTTTTTAAGCACCAGCAAAATCCTGTTGTATTGTCTTCTTTGTACAGATGCAATATTTGCTACATAATCAGCCCTTTTACCGGTTAAAAAAGCAGCATTATCCTCATCAAGGATCGATGCAATAGCAAGTAATACCCTCAAATGACTTGCATATAAGTCCTTCGCCCACGCCATGTCTTCGCTTCTCGATAAAACAGTATTTCTTTTCGTTTTCATTCTTCTTTATCATTAATAATTTCATTTCTTGCGTTCTTTTTTCTTGTATAATAACTGTCTATCATTTTATCTATTCGGTCGGAAGATGTCTTAAACGCTACCTCTGGATTTATCATATACAAATTTCCTCCTAAATCTGCAATAAGATTCTTAGATGCCAATCTCTTTATAGAATCAGCAACAGACCGTTCTGTCATTTCAAGGCTTGCCGCAAGAAGAGATCTCGCACCCTTAGCCACACTAACAAACCCTTTTTTCGTCGCAATCGAACTGAGCTTGAGAAACACCTTCATTTCCGAGACTGATAAACCAAGATTCAACCATGGCATATCATATGTATCTCTAACCATAAAAAAACTTTCTCCTACCGATATTTCAAGCACTTCACCTGTCAGCGCATCTTGTATTGTCCTTTTTGCCATTAGTTTTTTATTACAGGCTACAAATATACAAAGAAAAATTGAACTGTGCAAGCGTTTACGCAAGAAACGTAAAGATTTAACGTTCTGTACGTAAAAAAATGCTTCAGAAATGTAATATTTTAACGTTTTACCCGTAACGATGAAACATCTTCAAACTGTTTATGGTAAAGCCTTACACATGCGTTTGAGAAAAAACCCTCCTTTCTTCTGTATTCTATCATTTGTATTACTTTAATCAACCCCTTCTTATTTTCATCAACCCACCGCATTTAAAATTGAATTTTATATCACAGTGGAAGGAGCGAAGCGAATGAAACGGCAAGCGAACGAAGTGAAGCGTCATTTATTAGTAAACAACAGTTGAAAAAAATAAGCGGAGCGGAAAAATAACTACAACCGACCTGCTGCTGATGATTTTATAGCCGGAAATACACATATACGTAAAACAAGCCATTTTAATGCGATTTAAGACACTTTCTAACCTCTAATGTATATCCGTATAGGAACAATAGTAAAAATTCAACAGAGGCAAGGGAAATGAGCGACATGGGTATTAAAACGTATATGATTACACCGACAACAAAAATAATACCCAAACAACAGCTATTATCCATTCCAATCTCACACTCCTTATACCATAAAAAACATTCATAACAGTGAAAATAACGGAATATTTTGGAAAAAATGGGAAAAATTTTATGGGGGATAGATGATGCTCGTTCTGATTATCAGAAGGGGGGTGCTACCCTACGCTACAGGCAGACAACTGTTTAATGTTATTCTCGTCGCGGGTAAAGATAGCCAGTTACTTGAATTATAGGTATAATTAAAGCCCAGATTTTAACAAATTTTAATGTTCGGTGATTTACGAACAAGGACGGTTACTAAAAGTTCGTAATTCTACGGTTGTTTCGCAATGTTACTAAAGTTTCGTAACACTGTGAATATTTCGCAACGTTATTATAATGTCGTAAAAACATATACATTTCATAAAACTACGAATATTTCATGGCTATATTAAAAACTTCGTAGGGTTACTAAAGTTTCGTAATACTATGAATGTTTAATAAAAGAATAGAGACGGTCTAAAACATGTTTTATAACATAGTTTTACAACATACTTCTTAAACATACTTTTTTAACATGGTTTTATAACACTGTTTTATAACATTATTTTCTCTTTTTTTTGTTACTTTTTTCTCTTTTTTTGTTTAAAGATTTTTAGAATGTTTAACTATACGTGTTTGTACTGTTAACTAAATAGGCTATTTTTTAACGCAAAAACATTGACACTATTTGTGTGATACAAATGATTTTCGTATCTTTATAGTGTTTAAAGAAACAACAAACAATTAAAAAACAAAGTTATGAAAACAACAATTGATGAAAAAAGAGAGTTTTTAATTTCGATTATTGAAAACATGGATGAAGAGGAAATAGATTTCCTGGATAATCTTTTTAACTTGGAAAACATTATCAGCACCCGCGAACTTTTGAATATCTTTGCGCCGGAACTAGATCAAAACAAAATTGATACTGCCTACCCGGTTGAGTACGCAAAGAGAATCCGGGAAATTTATCCGGATTTCGATAACGGTTATATCATTTACGATTATAACAAAAACATGTTTGGCGAAATGAAAAACATTTACAATTTAATAGCAAATAAGATGTTTTCGTTTTTCCGTGAGGCTATACAAAACTACATTCAAACAACAATTTAAAAAACAAAGTTATGAAAACAAGGATCAAAAAATTTTTATCAGAATTGGATACTGAAATTGACGTATTAAACTATGTTGAAATTGACAATATAGACTATTCTGATGCATATAAATCAATTTACGAAATGATTGATGAAAACAGCGGTTTTGATATTGAAATAATTTATAACAGCAACGCAATGAATTATTTATCTGAAAACGACCCGTCTCTTTGCGCCAGTTTAGGCCTCGCGGCAGATCTTGGATATGAAGCGAATGATTTAAACAGTGAGGTTCTTGCATCGTTGCTTGCATCCAAAAACGCCCGCAGAAATTTTTGTAAATTGGAAAACGAAATAAATGGTTTTTTCGCTGAGCTTGGAGAAGAGTAAAATAAACCGGTTTACCCGCTTTAGCGCTTTGCAAATAAAAGCGCGGAAAAATTGAACTTTTAAGCGGGTACAAAATTCTAAACAATTTAAATAACAGAAGTATGAAAACAGAATTACTTAACAAAAATGGAAAATTGACATCGTACGGCTTTAATTGCGGGTATGTTGAGAAAAGAAGGACAAAGAACAACGAAAAAGAAGTGCAAATGTTTAAAGAGCACGGCGTTTATCATGTTAAAGTTTTTAATGTAAGTAGCACCCCCGGTCGTGTTGGCTGTTTTGGAATTGTGGATAATGAATTGTTAACACTCGAGGCCTGGGAAAGTTTTGACACAATTAAAGACGCAAAGAAATTTTTTAATTCATTTAAATAATTTAAACAATGAAAGAAGATAAAAAAATTTTTATTCAGTGCTTACACAAAAGTGGCGAAGTAGGTACGTTTGCGGTTAAAAACGGCAAATTTACGAAATGTTATAAAAGCGCGTTTGAGCTTTTTACATCAACTGAATATAAGAAACTATGATTGAGTACCGTTGCCAATTTTGCGGGAAGTTGCTTTTTAAGGCACTTTTGCCGACAAAGAAAACTATTTATATAGTTTGCCACCGCTGCAAAAAAATGAATGTACTATAGTGTTATAACGAAAAAAAGAGCCACTAAAGGCCTATAAACTGTAAAAGGTTTGTAGGCTTTTTTTGTTTATAAACTATCAAAATGAATAATCAATACACAACACTGGCAGGGTTACAAACAGCCGAACGGCGGATGGTTGAGAGCATCCGAACGATTAAAACAACCGGTTGCGAAAGACCGAACGACCGACAGTTAAGAATATACGAACGATTGCAGTAAAGGGTTTGAGGCACCCGAACGATTTGGGTTCATGCAGACCGAACGACTTGGAGTTAAGAGCATCCGAACGATTAACAAAATAAATAATTACAGAAATGAAAAGAGAATATCGGTACAAAATTAGAAATGCGAACGGAACATATCTAAACAACGGAACAGGGTTACAAAGCTGGTTCACCTTAGAACAGGCAAGAAAAATTGTTAACTATTCTATAGGGCAGCAGATAAGAGAGCATGACGGGTTAAACGATCTCTGGGAGGTTCTTTGATGCCGAACGACTGAAGGTTCAGGGTAACCGAACGATTAACATCAATTAACAAAGATTTAACATAAAAGATTTGCACGGAAAGAAATTAAGAGTTACTTTTGTATATCGAATAATTAAAGAACAATTAAAAACAAACAATTATGAAAGCATTATTTGTACAAATTGAACAAAAAAAATCAGGAGCTAAAGTAACTTCCTGGTATCAGGATTTCTCTTATTCGGAATCATGTAGGAACGTGTACGTGAATAAAAGCGTACAAAGGAATGGAATGAAGAGTACTCTCCCGGCATTCGCAAAAGCAAGTGGGCGAACAGTAGATGATATCCCTTATATCCTCACTGCGAACACCTTTTTCTGGAGCCCTGCTGGCAACGCATCACAGAGAAGACGCAATGAGGAATATAGGGAAAAAGAGATCGAATCATTCATGATCTATAATAGGAATGAAGCAGAACAGCAACTTGAACAACTGTTCGCGGAATATATCGCAAAAGGAGAAAGGCTTAAGGTTGACAATCTGGGGGCTTTTTTGCAGTACAGAGGGCACGATTATCATTTTCCCGGAATGATAACAAAAAAAAGTATAGAGGAGACAAGAGCGGCCATCCGTGAGCGCAGATTAAAGGATGTAAAGGCGTACAGACTTCAGAAATTGCAGAAAGAAGAACGGCTAAGCATTGCAAAGAAAACTTTCGTAACAATTGAGGATTCTCTTGCAGCGGGAAATTGTGAAGTAGGTACGATGAACTTCTACAATAACCTTTCTATTGTTAAGAAAGGCTTCCACCTTCGTGCTCTCCGTGGTGATGCTTTATTGCAAATTCGTAATGATGACTATACAAACAGAGCCGTAAACACAGCTTTGCAGAGAACAATATAACCCAGCAGCGCACCGGCTCCGCTTAAACCGGTTTTCGATAAAATATAAACAAGCCGAAAGGAACAAAACAAACAATTATGAAAACAAATGATTTAACTTACGACGTTCATTTTAATGATGACAGTAACAGCAACAGCAAGGGCTACCAAACTGATTACGATTATTGCAAAGAATACATTGATCGTAATAACGGAACAAACAACAGCTATTTCTCGGATTACAAGGGAGGGATTGTTTCGATTGTATGTAACGAGACGGGAGAAACTATTTATGAGGAAGACATTAGATGATAATAATAACCTAATCAGGTCATAAAACAAAATGTATGGGAACAAAAGAAGAATTTATTAAAGAAATTATCGACGAAGTCAAAGGTCGTTTAGATCACGATGATTGGTATGGTACTGTATTAATAGATGGCGGTGGACATAAAGCATATATTGCATACGGGTATGACGAGTCTGCGGCTGCGTCGAATAAAATGAACGAAAATCATTTAACGAATTTTGAATCTTGGAAGGAAAGAGCCGAATGGGACGAGTATGATATATATGAACAGAGTATCATACATCTCTTGGAAAGAGAATTAAACTTATTCCTTTATAATGGAACAAATCAATATGGAGATAGAGTATGGGTTGACTGCTATTTTGAAGATGGATTTGATCCTGAAAAAAGAGATTATATTGAAGATAATTGTCGCATTTTATACGATGATTCCGATGATTACAAATCTTTTCAGGATGAATTGAATGAAATGGATGAAGACGAAGATGAATGATTTAAACAAAAAAGTTATGAAAAATAAAAACGATATTATAGAAAAAGCGATGCTCGTTATTGTTGGAATAATCGCAATTTATTTCGCAGTTATGCTTGTTTTATCGATAATCAGCATGATTAATTTCATACAGATTGATTATTTTTAGAACAAACATTGAACAAAAAGCAAAACTATAATTCTGTTCGTAAATAACCGAACAACCGGTGCTGTAGAGGAGGCTTGTTAAGACTGCGGCACTGACAGACGGCCAATATTGACCGAATAACAATTTAAAAAATGACATTATGAAAGCGGAATATTTTACAGAAGAACGACACACAATACGACGCGAGTGGAACCTTAACGGAGAAGGAATAGACTGGTATGACTTTTTATACTTGTTCTCTGGGAGGTTTGAAACTGGTTCTGGTATATTGTGTACTCAAATAAACTGAACAACAAATTAAACTTAGTTATGAGGACAAGAATAGAGGACACGCTAAAAACATTCGGAATATCGTCAAAGGTATCATACGCCTTTGAAGGATACTCGAGTGTGACCTATCTCCTCGACGTGGATAATGGCGTACAGATAAAAAAGGTACACAGATACGCCTTGGACATAGCCAAGTCCCTCAACGTATCTAACGTGAGGATAGGAACAAAACTGACGGTTTACAACGGAAAATCGTACTTGCCAATAGAGGCTGGGACAAAGTCAGAAAAAATACTATATTTTGATCCGGATAAATTATCCGAACAAAAGATTCCTATGGGAATTGACAACTTCGGACGGACAATAATCTGGGATTTAGACAATCCTGCAACCCCGCACATACTTATTGGCGGAGCGACTGGTTCAGGGAAATCTGTTTGCATCAGGTCAACAATTGAGTATGCAATACTGGCTGGTATGGATGAGATTATCATTTTAGACCCAAAATATGAATTTACAGAATACGATAACGGAGGGAATATTCTTGTAGTAAACGATATTGAATCAATTGAACTATTTGTTTCCGTTGCTGTTAATGAGATGAATAAACGGATAAGAGAAGGTTCTAACAAAAGAACGCTCATTCTTTTTGATGAGTTTGCGGATGCTTTTGCCAATTCACGCAATTGGAAGCAGCTCGGGAATGATAAGTCTCTCGAGGAAAATATGCGCCTGTTATTACAAAAAGGACGTTCAACAGGATTCAGGATTCTTTCAGCTACACAGAGAGCATCAACAAAGATAATAACGGGAGATGCAAAAGTAAATTATCCTGTTAAGATGTGCTTTCGAGTGCCCTCTCACACTGATTCGCGGGTTATGCTTGATGAGAATGGCGCAGAAACGCTAAACGGACATGGTGACTTTTTAATCAGCTCACCAGAATATAATGGTTTAGTGAGAGGACAAGGGTTTTATAACAAAAAAGCAGAATAATCATGGCAACATTCAAACAATTTCTATTGAAGGAAACGGAGCGTACCCAAGCCGGGACGTTCTTCTTTGATTTCTTATCATATAAGGATGAGATAAACGAAAGCGATATAACCTTAGAATTTCTCGAAAGGTTGAAAGCATATGCTATGGGCAGGGTAGCACCAAATAGTGCAAGGGTCTATCTCGGGTATTTTAAAAAAGCCTTCTGGAAAGCAGAACGATCTGGATACAAGTTTCCGATAAGCCAGGAAGACGTCGTTAAGATGTTATCTATTCGCCAGGAAGCGTCAGAACACGTGTACCTAAATCCTGTTGAGCTAAAAATGATAGAGAACTACACACCGTCACTTGATACTGAACGATTTACACGTGCGGCATTCTTATTGTGTGCTTATACGGGATGCAGGGTAACAGATTATCCCCTCATAACAGAAGCAAATTTTTACGGGAATGAGCTTCGGTTTACGGCCGAAAAAACAAAGGTAAGCGCACGCATGCCCCTACACCCTCTCGTGCCATCTCTTATCGAGGAACTGCGTGCATATAACTATGCAAACCCGGCATCCCTCGTCGGGCAATATATTAAAGATATTTGCAGAAAAGTTGGTATAAACGAGCCAGTGACTTTATACCAGAGAGGAAAGAGACAAACACTACCTAAATGGAGATTTGTCGCTACACACACTGCGAGAAGGAGTTTTGCGACAAACCTATACTTGGACGGGTACACTATAAAGCAAATATCGACCATGATGGGGCACAAGAACACGAATCAAACAGAGAGATATATCATCTCTTCTTTTGCAGATAACGTTACAGGAGAGAAACGTTACCTTAATCCGGATAAGACTGGAGACCCTGACAAAATGGCAGCTGTTAAAAAACAATTGATGTTCCAGCTCGGATTATCGGAAGAGGATGCTACAACCATCGTGCAGGGAATAAAGGATAAATTGGTTTTATAATTTTAGGTTATTGTTGATTACGAATTGGTGGGGATATTATCCTCACCTTTTTTTGTGTTTAAACTGTTCACCTAAATAATGTTTTGAAATATGGCATGGTAGGTTTAAGCCACTAAAACGAAGGAGGGTTAACGCTACCCGAACGATGGAGGGTTAAGACAACCCGAACGACTATTCCTGTGTTCATAGAACGACAGTGTTCGCGTATCGTGAACGGACGGTAAAAGCGAACAAAAAAGGGCGCACCGTGAAGCGCACCCCCAAACAACCATAATGTTACCGAACAGACATCTCCTCTAAAGCCTTCTTAAATCTTTCTTCCGACATAACATCTGGATGGAAATCCTCAATCATATCTTCAAATGGATGAAGCTCATTTGAGATAACGTACATTGCCTCTTTTTCGGCTTCATGCTTCGCTTTTTCTACGCACATGGCAATATACTCTTCCTCCGTCATATTCCATGACGTAGGACACCAAATTGTCGTAGAAAATCTGCATAATAATCCGTTTGGTTGTTTTACAATAAATTCACCCATAACATTATTCTCATTTTATTCTAAAATCAGTATCGAGCCAAAACTTAGGTACTCCATCCTTCCTCTTTATCCGCACTCCTCGAGGCCGCCTTATCATCCGCTCGATAGGTGTCATAAGGTATTCACATATCGCTTCTAAAATATCAGCATCAATTCTTTTAGCATTGAACAGCTCTGTCGTCTGCTTATCAGACAAATTCAAGTGCCGCGCAACCTCTCGCATAGTCTTGCCCTGACGAACGACCTCCATCTTCACGTTACTTTCTATTACAGAGATAGGTACAGAATCTATAATACCTTGCTCTGTTTTCAAATACTCCTTGTACCTGTTTATCTTTTTGCGATAATCTTTTGTAGCCCAGTATTCCCTCTTTTTTTCTTCTTGATAATCCTTAAAGCATTTTCTGCATAACCCGTGCCATGCTTTGTTTATTTTTGCTTTGTCGGTTACATAACCGCATCTTTTGCATATAGAGAATAAACGGCGAAACTCGTACTCTACCTCGTTAAGAAATAGTTTACGCTTTTTAAACTGCTCTCTTTCCTTTAACCTTTTCTTTAGCCTTCCGCCCTGCGCCTCTGTTATTTTGTTTGGCAAAACGAGCAATTCACTTTGGCTGACCTTCTTCTTTGATTGGTCAAGGATTATTTCTCCAGACTCGACGTCATATTTTAACCAGAAAACTTTTGCCATTTTTCTTTTGTCTTTGCTAAAAATGATTCATGCTTCTTCTCGAGCCATTTGACAGTTTCATGGTTATCAAATTTGTTCCCCCACACAGTGAAATTTCCAACACCATTAACAATACTTAACTTCCATAGAGATCCGTCTTGGTAGCGTGGGAAAATATCATAACCCATATCTGTTTTTATCAATAAGCATAATATATGCCTATCACCTTCCCAAAGCTGTATAAGGTCATTAACAAAGGCTTCTTTTCCGTCTTTAGACTTACACACGTACTCGCATATAGTTCCGGGGACGACAGGGATGGGCTGAACGCCCTCAATGCCCTCAAAGATTTGATGACTTCTTATCTTTGTTCTTTCAACATCTTTGTAATAAGCGAGTAGAAACCCCTTCACCCACGCTCCCGTTTTTGTCTTAGCCCTGTGTGTCATTAATACAACTTATATTCTTTATACTTTTCATAAAAAGCTATACACCCAATGTCATCCATCTCTTCCATGTATTCTGCAATTTGGTCTTTTATTATTTCACCCTCTTGCCCCTTTAATTCATAGCAATCGTCTCCATCTCTCATCTGCTCCTGCGAATAGCCCTTAGCGTTATACTTACTTGCTATCCAAATCATTTCTTGTTTATCCATCATATCATTTTTTTTGTTGTGATATCAAATTATTATTGCAATATATCGCAATTATACTTACTCCATCGAACAGTCACGGACAAATCATAGTCGGGGATAACCAGATATGTATTACGAGTCGAATCTATCACCGTTCCTATTTCTATATCATCCGTTTCATCGTTGTAGTGCTTTACCCTTACTGCGGGTACTTCTAATTTGTCTCTTGCTATTGTCATATCAATTTATCGTTGTTTTTAAACATTCGTAAATGCCACGTTAGGCACAATACTACCTAACCAATTCATCGAGTGCCAGTTCAAATAATGTGAAAGCTAACTCTTTGTTTTTCAACTGACTTCTATGGTATCCAATTGTTATTTTTATAGCGAGTTCTTCGCTAATCAATATTACTGGATATAATGGCATTCCACAGCTTTGCCCTCCTGTTACTTTAGGTCTTTCGCTATCCCATTTCACATTATTTTTTACCTGCTGTTTTATTTCAGTTATGTCCATAATTTACCGTACTGTGCCTAACAATGGCTAAAGTTAATTGCCTTGCAAGGTCTTGTTATAATTTAATGGTTAGTGTTTAAGGCAACTAACCTTAGCCTGAGCGTTAGCCACATCACCCGCCAACCCATCATCCATTAGCCTTGCGTTTTGTTACCGTGAGAGTGAACCATAACAGCTGTGCCTTAAAGCAATCGAAGCCGAAACCTACAAAGATAATCGGCACGGAATTACCCGCTTCCATCGGTAGCCTTACCACATCAAACTTCGCCTTGTATCTCTTCATCTTGTGCAAGTATTTCTTTCGCCTCATGCTCTGCCTTTAAGTTGGACAGAATCTCCTCCTCTGTCTCTTCGTCATCAGCCGGAGGTGTTTGTTTCTGTATTGCATTATTCACTGCCTCAATGAATGCACCCCTGACGGATTCATCATTAAACAACAGCTGCGTTGCATTGAGCATATAAACCAGAAATTCAGCAATACGGTCATTCTCATTTTTTTCAGATGAAGACTTAGGAACATAACCTTCTTCCGTCGCTTTCATTTCACCAAGCAAGATAAGAAAAGCGTTGTATTCGGCTGTTTGGTTGCCGTACACGTACTTTCTCTGCTTGCGGGTATAATCCTCTACCTCGACCTTAACGTCGCTTATACGCACCTCAAATGCGCCAAAACGACGCTTGATTTTTGTCAGTTTAGAATTTGTTTTTTTAGCCATATCAATATCTCATAAAATTTCACAAATATACAAATAATATTTCTAATTTACAAATCTTTTTGCAATTCTGCAAATTCTTTGCATATACGCTTGTAATCTTCGTCCGCCAAATCAAAAATCACTTTTATTAAATTCAGGGTATCAGGCAAGTCAATAATTTGCGGAATACCGGATACCCTTTTCGTCGTTTCCGTTTGCTCAAAGAACGACTTCTGCTTATGCGGGTGTGTTGATAAACATACGTAGTCATAACCCTTACTGTCTCTAAAAAACTTTTCATACCTCAGCTTCTGAGACTCTAACTCCTTTAACCTTTCATATTTATTCATACGCCGCTACCTCCTTTATTCCTGTTATATGTCTTAATTGATGTAAAAATGTAAATCTGTCAGCAACCATAACTGGATGCTTCAGCTCAAAACTTCGTGGAACTCCGGAAAAGAAAAAAGTTATCCTTGTTATTTTACTTCCGTTTACAACCTTTTCCAGCCCTTTTACTCCAGTCTCATAGCCTTTAATGTATGCGCCAACAACAACCCAGTACATTTCATTCCACGGGTCAAATTCTTCAGCAGCATACTCTTTCGCCAGTCTATACGCGTCTCCGTTAGAGCTCATACACTTTCAACTTTTGCCACAACTCTAATGTCAACTTATCGCCCTCTTTTAGCTTATCCTCAAAAGTATCAACCCCCTCGCTAACTGTTGAGGTTCTATACCCAAATAAACGTCCAATATCGCTGTAGCTATACCCGTTGATATAAAAGCACAGCCAAGCTCCCTGTCTCGCTCTGATATACTTAACATCCTTATTTCTTTCTGTAATATCAAAACCAAGTACATCATTCACATCCTGAATTGAAATTTTTTTATAATCCATATGCTTTGTTATTAATTATTAGACTTCTCTATTAGTTCTCTCACTACACACTCTTTTGAGGCAGAATAGCAGGTAGGTTCGCCATCAATCATACCAAGAAAGCCTTTTCCGAAATAACGGGATGACACGTCAAGGATAGAATATTTCTGTCCTTCTATGTAAAGACTATCCTCTCCTGGTTTTATCATGCCGGCATACTTATCCGTTTCGCCGTATCCGTGTATTATCTTCAGTGCGTCATCTGCAAACTTTTTGTACTTTTCATTTCTTTGCATAAAATCCTTAAATGACTTCACACCCCTACTTGCAGTACTTGCGCTCCTGCCGACAAAAACGCTATATATCTCGGATAATATCCTATTTTCATTGCAAAGATAATAATACATCAGCCTTGCCCGGACAACATCAAGGGTAGAATCATCACTTTTTATTTTTTGTTGAGGTACACCAGTCACCTCACTAACAGCGTTTAAAATCTTTTCCTCAATCATAATTTTATTGGTTTTCCAAGTTCATCCCATAACAACAGTGCAGCATCCCTTGTCTCCTGGTTGCTTCTTTTGGGAAAGTCAGGGATAAAACGGGATATCTCTTTGTGTGATATCTTACCGCCTGCCCATCCTTTTTTTAGTGGTGGCTTAATAACAACCTCTATCCCATAATGCTCACACATCTCAACTATTTTATGACCGACCTCTGCATTACGGCCGACTCCATTCGCAATCTTTTGTCCTACACCGCCATACCCTCCGTGATAGTTAGACTTCTTGTTAAGCCATCCTCCCTCGACGATAACCGTAGCCCCTTTATGCTGTTGCAAGAAATCGAGTAAGTCCGGGAACGCCATATTCATGACTATCATCTTATTCTCTTTCCACAATGCCACGCCAGATTTGTCAACATCAGGGTCAATCGCTATTTTTTCGCTCATGAAAGTTATATTTTTGAATTTATTTTACTATAATCCTCTTCTGCTGCATGTTTAGCGTCCGCCCTTTCATAAAACATGTCACACCACATGTCAGAACAATTTAATATGTAATATATTCCACCATCTATGTTCAATGGATAGATAACATAAGTCCGCAAAGGTGTATCCAATATCATCCGTCCGCTATCGTACTTCCACCTCATCATCTATATCTTTATCGTTATCATCATCCGCATCCGCATTCACATCATCTTGAGGCGGATTGAACCATTTAGTCCATTTGTCTCTGTAAATCATACCTTATATTTTTTTCTTATTTCCTTTAAATTTTCCTCCAGTCTTTTCAAATAGCTCTTTTCGTCATCATCGCAAGAGAACAACCAATCTAATCGCTGCATATGCTCCTGCGCTTCAGCGATTGATAACCTTGCCTCTTTGAATTTACGCAGCACTTCTTCGGAATATTCTTCGTGATAATCACTGTCCCAATCATTCGTTTTCCAAGCTCTTTTCTGACCATTCCAGTCAATTATATCAGTAAGTTCTTCAATTACTTGCGAAAACCTAAATTGTAAATAATCCCAATGTCCTCCACTCATCTCAAAAATTCTTTAATATTAGTAATCCTCCTGTATCCAACGTTGTATCTCTTATTATGAGGTGCGTCCATCAAAAAACAACAGATACCACTTCTATTTAGTTCAACAAAGTTGTCAAATCTGTCATCAACAAATATGTCGCACATGCCCCTTAGAGCATCCACCTTGCTTTTCCCATAACCTACAGATATGAGAGGAACATCCGGAAACCCGTTCTTTATCAGCCATTCCCTTGTCCACTCTTGTGGTATAGAGCGTGACGTCACATAACAAACCGGTTCAAAATTGAGGTCTTCTGGCTTAATCTTTGTAGGGATATTTAGCCAAAAATCTTTATTATCATAAAGTGCTTCAAACCTCTCTTTCTTGAAATTTGAATCATGCCACCATGCTGGAATATCGCACTGATGATATTTACACCAATAATTTACAGTATCTGCCAGTACATCATCTATATCCAAGCCAACGGTTGGCATTTCAAGATATTTTTGAACCCTGTCATCCCCCTGTGGATAAATGCGATAATATTCAAGGAGAAACGTAAGGTTACATATAGCATGAGCGATATGATAAATACCTGTTTCTTTGTCAAAATCTTCACCAGCCCCGAATGCGTTTATATGTCTCATTAAAGAGCCTATGACCTTGCTCCACTTCATTCCCTTACGGTAATTATCTTTCTCATACTTCTCTGCTCCAAAAGTAAGGACTCTTCCGAGTTGTTCTATAACGAACGGCGGTATAAGGTCTAATTGCGTCTTTCCTTTGTCATAACGCAAGGCGTCTCCTTTTTGAATTGTGTTTTGATTCATCACTTCGTCGGCTTTGAGCTCTCCATTGAAAGAACGGAGTCCGAATATTGGATTTGCCTTTTGTTCCTTATGAACATCAAGACAAACGCTTTCTTCTTGGCTGTTATCTTCTTTGGATTCGATATTAGGCACAATCTCAAGCCAATCTCTGTGAAAATACCATTCGTTACTGATTACGTAGTCTTCATCAACTTCCTCAACCGAAAATGTTGTTCCGATATATTTATTCATATCAGAAACAAACGGCACATTATCTTCCCTATGTTCCTCCGGGTTGAATCCGTCTTTTAGCTTTACTTTATTCCCAATTTTAAAATCTGTCATTTCTTTTCTTTTTTATGGTTTATGTTTTGTTTCTCAATAAAAAAATCGCAATTTTCGGCTTTGAAACTAACGAACGTGTAACTTTCCATCGGGAGAACATCCAGAAATCTCGAACACCTGAACTTCTTGTCACAGCCCTCGTTTTCACACCGAGCAACATCGTTTGGCAAAAAATATTCATTCATGTCTTATTTATTTAGCCAAGCTCCACGCCATTATTAATTCTATGCCACAAAGCTTCGGCATATTCATCACCCGTTCCCAAAAATTTGCTAAAAGTTCTTATCCCATACATTATTGTAGCAGGGTCTCTTTCAGCTTGTTTTGCAATCTCTGAAATTTTGTTCCCATTCAGACGCATTCTGAAGAATATTCCCTGACGCTGCAAAGATACATCTTTATGGTTATCTTTTACTCTCAGGTCTGGGAAACCTGCTTTTTTGCATAAAAATTCAAATTCGGTCATTTCAAAATAATGTTAATTGTCGTTGGTGGTTAATTAATCGCTGTTTTGCTTGTTCGTAGTAATCCTTATCAAGCTCAATAGCAGTCAAATCAAACTTCATGTCGTGGCATGCTATACCGATTGACAGACTACCAAAATGCGTATCCAGTATTGTATCTCCTTCTTTTGCGTAGTTCTGAAGTAGCCATTTATAGAGTTGTACAGGTTTTTGCGTTGGATGAATCTTTTCTTTTTTATCCAAATAGGCAGAGTATCTAAACATCTTTGGTGCTTTATTAAATGAAGTCCACGCAAATTCACAGTCTGCAAACGAAAGTCCATTTGGTATTTGTTTATCCCATATAACATAATGTTTACAAGGTGGAAGATTAAAGTAATTTCCGCCCCAAATTATTTGATTTTTTGACACTCTTACCACTTCTTTAAAATATTCTGGTGTTGGTATAGATACATCCCAATCTTTTGCCTTCCACTTCCTATTTGTTATGTTTGAACACTTCCTACCTAATCCAGCTCCCATGTTCATGTTAGCTAAATCAATTCCGTAGGGAGGGTCAATTATTGCTAAGCTGAATTGCTTATCCTTAAAAGTTTTCATAACGTCCATACAATCTGCATTGTATAGCTTAATGTTACCTAATATATCTGTTGGTTCTATCATCTTAAAACGGCAATTTATCAGTTTGTTCAAACGGTAATTTTTCCTCTTTTTTTAGAAACTCTTTCTCATTAACTTTAAACTCAATAGTTGGCGGAATTATTTCGGGCATCGTAAAAGAGGTTACAGATATGCTCGGGTCTAACTCCTGCCATCCATATACGAAGTTTTCGTAAGGCTCATTTAGCATCCTCTTACTCTCAATTTCAAAGAACAGTCCGACCAAGTAATCCTGCACACCTAAATCCCTGTTTTTTGCAACTTCGATTACATTGTTAAAATCGTGATATTTAGACGCTATAGCCTCGCCAAAATATTCATTACTCTGCCTTATAAAATCATTATTAACACGGTGGACAATGAACACGTTATCAGCAAGATTCCTAATGTTCCCTGTTCCGCTTATGTCGTCAGGTCTAAGCAATGTTTTTGCTTTTTTAGGGTGAGCGACGACATGAATATGAACGTCGTATTCTTTAGCCAGTGCAGAAAGCGATTTTACGGCAGATGTCTGTTGCCCGTTCATTTCATTCCCAAGCTCGTCTAAATCTAAAGTCATTATGTTGTCCAATACGACAACGTCAATATCTTTTTTGTTTAACCGCTCCCGCAAATCTGCAAGAAGCTGTGTATATTCACTTCCATAATCATTGTTATAAAGATAAAACTTTTTATCCATCCATTTGTCTATCAATTCTCCATGTTTCTTTTGAACGTAATACAGATTCTCGTACTCTGTCGGCTGCGTAAACTGCCTACCTGCTGCCTGTAAATGTAGCCAATTCTTTACTCTGTGAGGTCTCAACTCTCCGGAATACATCAATACGCCGAACCCGTCATTAACAGATGATAGTGACAGCTGTCCCAATAATGTAGATTTTCCACTTGATGAATTTCCTGTCCAGATTGAAAGCTCTCCCTTCATAAACCCGATGATCTTCTTGTCAAGCTCATCAAAGTGCGAACGGATATAAACAATATTGCTCCTATCAACATCGTGAATATTTGACATCTCTAAGAACTTTTCTCCCTTATCCTCTAACTGTGCCTTTTTTACAACAGGGACTACGCCATAAGACTTGTTTTTATGTGATGAATATTCATATGCACCAGGTTCAAACATTTTTCGTACATCCTGCCACTTATAATTTGAACAAGAGTTGTGGAAACATTTGTATCCGATAGCTCCATTATCGAGCTTAAATATAGCAGCATCTTTTCCTGTATGGGTATGGTCGAACAAGCAATGTTCTAAGACGTATTTTTCACCACCGGCATACTTGGATCGCTCCTTTACGGGAATACCATGTTTGATAATAAAATCATCTATATCAAATCTGTCTGCTCCGTACCTGTTCCACCTGCTCTTATCGTCCGGCTTTGGCAGCATCGCTGACACCTTTCTCAAAAGTGAAATGTCGGTAGGCTTAATCTCTTTTGGGGCTTTCGTTATCCTGCTCTCCCTATGTGGCCTATCCGGTGCATTTATTCCTTTTCTCGCAGATGTTCCGTACAGTTTTGTAATGCGTGAGGCATTGAAGACTGATACATCAATACGGGCTTTATCATTAGAGAAGAACATATCGAGCACCTGTAAAACTTCTCTTATAAGCTGCGTGTTTTCTGACGTATTGCGTAGAAAGATGGGGTACAGCAAATGAAAACCGTTCCCGCTGTCAGCAGATATAGGCGATGAAAATCCTATGTCACGTAAGAATTTGAATACCTTCAGTCCAACTTCTCTTGCATCTGCCTTCTCCTCATTAGTTGCACTAACTCCGGTCGGTCTCGTAGGGTCTATATCAATCAACAGCCATCTTCTGTCAGTAATATCTACATCTGAGGTTGTGTTTTTTGATATTCGGAAACACTCTTGTTGTTCTCTGTCATAACACCCATCAGCAATGTCGTTAAATACGAAGTAAATGTTATCTTTATGGTGTGGCTTTAGCGCTTCAATTAACTTGTCTGTATTCTTGAAATACCCGCTATAAACCTTATCACCTATAACCCTAACCTCAACTAAACTATTATTCTTGATAAGGTCAATCGCCAACCTAACTTGCGTTTCATCCATTGTTACTGCGCTTCATGTATTTTTCTCATATCCCTGTATCCGCCTATTTCAACAGGTTTAGGTTTCTCACTCATATCATAGTCCGGAAGATTGTTAAGAAATGTTGAGAAATTCTTCATATATACTTTATCCCTCTTGCAATCTTCAACGTATCTCTGAATGGTTTTAACAAGCTGTTCTTTAGTCTTGTCTCTTAACAAACGTTCAATCTTTCTCTTGTCTGAAGAACTCTTGCCCAATGGCCTTCCTGTAACGACACACTTACTCGGATAAGCCGCATACACTTCATTAATATCATCTTCGCTTACAGTTTGTTCTTCTTCTTCGGTGAACACTCTTTTTGCCATATTGAATATCATTTGAGCGGTTGATTCATAGTATAAATCAGGAGCTCCAACAGGCACTGTCCTCAAAACCGTAATCAAATAATCCTTGAACTCGGTTCTATTAGTTTTCTTTCCCATGTTATCGTATTTCAATTTCCTTATAGTACGCTTTGCCTATAGAACGATTTTTATACCATCTTTTATAAATATATTCAGGACAATCGTCCTTCACCCATAATATCGAATATCTAAAATCACAATATTGATTATAGTATTCGTCCCATCTTTTTTTAATCTTATTGAATTTTGTAACCCATTTTGTTACAAGACGCTTGTTGTGAGATGCAAAAACAATAATAACATCTTTATCTTCATAATCTCCAGTATCATAGCAAGCAAGATATATTTTTTTCATATAATTTTTAAGAACCACATCCTTGTATTGTGGTCATATCCTGCTCCTTACAGGCTTTAGTTGATAGCTTTTTGTTCATATATTTGAATATTAAATAAGTTATTAGTATATTTGCTACATGAAATTGACGTTGAAAATAAAACTCTTGCCGACTGATGAACAGTCCGACTTGCTTCTCGAAACGATGACTGAGGCAAATACTGTTTGTAATGCCATCTCTGACGTTGCTTGGGAAAAGAGGATTTTCAATAATTTCAAACTGCATCACGAAGTTTATTATCCGATTAAGGCCACATTTCAACTTGCCTCGCAGATGATTATAAGACAAATCTCCAAAGTTGCTAACGCTTACAAACTGGATAAGAAAACAAAACGTGTCTTTAAAACACTTGGTGCTATTACTTATGACCATGACATAATGACTTATAAACCTAATAATGTCGTCTCTTTGTGGTGTATAGGTGGCAGGCAGAAAATCAATTTCATTTGCCATAACACGGCTTATTTCCATTTTATCAGGGGGCAAGCTGATTTGGTTTATAAGAAAGGGAAATTCTATCTTTTTCAAATCGTTGATGTTCCAGAAGAGAATATTATCGACGTCGATGATTTTATTGGCGTTGACGCAGGAATCACAGATATCGTTGTCACTTCTGATGGCGAAAAATATACAGCCGAAACTCTCAATAATTACCGTGAGCATAGGCAAAAGGTTCGTAGTTCTATTCAAGCAAAGGCAGACACTTCCAAGCGTTCCACTAAGAGGAATTGCCGGAAATTGTCTAAACGGCTTCAAGGCAAAGAAAAAACTACCGCAACAATCATCAATCACACTATTTCTAAAAAACTCGTTCAGTCTGCCAAGCAACAGGGCAAAGGTATTGCAATTGAAGATTTGACTCACATTCGGTTCACTTCTAAACGTAGAAATAAAAAGCTTAGAGTAAAACTTGGAAATTGGTCTTTTTACCAGTTGCGTTCCTTTATCGAGTATAAAGCTAAACTGAACGGTGTTGAGATTGTTGTCGTTGAACCTGCATACACTTCCCAGACTTGCAGCGTTTGCCACTGTATTGGCACTCGAAAAAACAAGTCTTTCAAGTGCACAAACTGCGGAAACGATATGGACGCCGATTTTAATGCGGCAAGAAATATCGCTACGCTGGGGGTCGCCATAAGCCGACCTGAAAAATCGAGTATGTATTGCTCTTTGCATTCTGCTTAGGTTTAAAATCACCTGCTATGCTGGTGGTAGTTTATGTCAAAATCCAATTAATCGTTTATTAAATTCCTCTTCACTTATTCCACGCAACACTGTACGAAAAATAGCATCCTTAACTGCATCATAAACATCGCGGAACTCGGCGTCATCCATGCGGTCAAAAGCTAAAGATTTTGCCTCAACACGAAAATCTCCATCAACAGCCGAATAATAGCTCGTAGTGACACCGGCAGCGATAAGCATATCTTTGCGGAAATTCTCTTTACCTATGCGATTATAACCACCAAGCCTCTCTGTTTGTTCATCATTCAAATACTCAAAAGCACAATTTATTAGGGCGAAGAAAAGTTTATGCAACCGATAGTTGCGCTTGAGCACAATAGATGCCTCATATACTTCTCCTATCTTTAGCTTTTTCTTCTCATCGTGGTCATCTAAATCTAATGGAATTAGACCCATGGTTGTGTTCAGTACGTTTATCCTCATGATAATTTGGGTGTTGTTAAAGCTTTTTCTATGCTCCAGCCTAATTTTTTAATTCTTTCTCTCAATCTATCATATGGTATTTCTTTCTCAATAGACCATTCCTTAATTGTTTTTCTTTCTCCATTATACTCGTAAAAAACAGAACAGCGCCTATTATTTAATTGTTGAACTGGAGTTGCCCAACGACAGTTTTCTTTTGAATAAGATTTATTATTGTCTATTCTATCAAGCGTTTTACCTTTAGGCCTGTATCCCATGTCTTCAATAAAATTTTCTATACTATTAAGCCATCTATCGCAAACAGTTATGCCTCTACCTCCATAATATTTATACGCTTCATGCGATTCTATATAGCATCTGTTTATCATGTTATGCCAAGAATTATATGTTGGCGTTTTTGACAATCTGTGAGTTGAATTAGAATTTTTAATTCTTTCAAGCCAGTAGCACCCGCAACTAACTGTGTGCCCAGTAGTTAGATTGCTATAACTCAACTCTTTATAGTTTCCACAGTCACATAAACATCTAAATATTCTTATGTATTTTTTTCTTCTCGGTAGCTCTTCTACAACCGTCAAAAATCCATATTTATTACCTATAATATTTTTCAACTCCATGAGATTCATTTTTTAGTGGAATAAGCCCTAACGTTGTATTAAGCAGATTTAGTTTCATGAATAAAATAAATGTGGCTTTAACACTTTAACTCTGTTGTTTGTAAAAATAGCAAGTTTCTTGAAGTCAATCGTTGGATTTTTAAATTCTTTTACGAAGTTCCAGCTTTCTTCTTTTACTAAACAGTAAAAAACCGTATTTAGTAATCGCGGAATCTGTTTTGACGTCCATCCAACCTCATTTTCAATCTTTGAGAACTCCTTTTCTACAAGTGCTTGTGTAACATATTTATTGACTATTTCGGCTTCGATAACTTTCGCACCCTTCAACTCGGGAACTTTAATTTTTCCGTGCTGTGTTTTAAATTCATTACGCACAATTTTCGCCCACGTCACACGTCCGTAGCAGTTCCTGTAGTCATAGTTTTTTATGACTATACCCTCACCAACACCTTTCCCATCCTCAATAAGATAAGTATTCTTCTCGAGCTGGGATATAAGCTGCTCATAGGTAGGATTTTCAATCTTACAAATCGGCGGGATATATTCAATTCCGAACTCATCAAGAATGACACTATATTTTTCGTACGGCAGATATTCTCCGTCCTCCATAACGTCAAAAACATAGAACTTTCTCCACGCTGATTCAACATATGTCCTCAAGGTGTGCGGTACAAGCCATTCGCCGTATAACCTTAGATTGGGATATTTTGCAAAGAATTGGATAAATTTATCCTGACCCATTGCCCAGTTGTAAAAGCCTGCATTATCTTTTTCATGCGAAAGTTGCAGATTTCTGCTTCCAGCGTGTAATCCAGCATCCCACCACAATTGCGAATTACTTCCGTCTAATTTTGGAAAGATAAAACACTCACCATTCTCTATTCCTTCTGTTTCGACAGTTCCTAACCGCTCAACGTGTTGATATTTTTTAAATTCCATTTTCTATCAATTTTATTATCGTGTCATTAATTGCTTGCCACACACGTATCTTTCCTTCGGCGTATAGCTTATTCAATTCATCTCTGAGCGTCTTTCTCTGCTCGGGCGTACACCTCCTCTCTATTTCAACGAAAGATGCACAGACAGGCTCTATATGTGCCTGCCTGCACTCACTTTCTATGTCCGAGATGATTGAAATTAATTCAGCTTGTTGCATGTTTGCGAACCAATTTGATTGTATTACTGCCAACCTTTACCCGCTCTCTGCTTGCAATGATAGCCTTCCCAATTCCTGCGTACTGCTCCGCTTCTCGCTTAAACACACGAGCCCAATAAGCGTTATCAATATCATCCATAACAGTGATTTTTTAAAATATCATCCATAGCAGTGATTCTAAAAAGGAAGATCATCTCCTGCCTCAAGCGGAGCATCATCTGGTTCTGAATACCTTTCTTCTGGAGTAGGCTTATGATGACCTCTATTTTCAAAGACAAGCTCTTTTCCGCTACCAACATAAATCTTGTCAGCTTTGGCTTCACGTTCTTCCTTACTCGGTGAAAGATAAACCGTGTGCGTCTCTCCAAACTTTCCTTCAGCTCTTCGCTCATCAACAGTTACGTTGAGATACTTCTTACCATTCTTCGCTGTGACGATACGCTCTTTTGGCACGTCACTTAAACAAATTCCTAAATTAATCATGATGTTTTTAGTTTTTAATTACTTTAATTTTATTCTGATTGTTGGCTCAACACTCGTCGTTTTTACATACTTGTCATACATTTTTGGATGCTCATCCTTGAATTTCTTGCTATCAAACGTTTGTTTTTCAAACCATTTCACCCTCGTTATGGTAAACAAATCGTTATCCCATTTATCAACGCCATAGGACTCGAACATTTGTTCTAACTGGCGCTTAAACGTATCATGTTTGGCTTGCAATTCAGCAATCTCGACAAGCACTTCAGACATCTGCTTGACAACCTCTACAGCCTTCTCATCAGAAACGGTTAATATATCCTTTTGGACGTACTGCCTGCCTTCTCTCTCGCAATTGAGGAGCTCTATAACCTCTTCCTGCGGTATCTCTTCTATAGGATGTAATGATACTCCATTCTTTGTCCATATCGCATAGAGTTTGCCAACCTTTATATCTGGATTGACTATACTGAAAAGGTATTTGCATATTGATAATTGCCATGAAAGATATTTTTGGTCAAGGACTGAAGTGTTTTTTACGTCTGCCAAATCGACAGTGCCCTCAGGGGTATCTTTAAATCGAACAACCTTATCCACTGGCGTCGCAAAATCTTTGTAGTCCGTGACGATATATTCGCTATCTATAACCTCAAACTTTTCTTTCTCTTTCAGCTCAGCGTATAACCTCGCCTCTTCACATGTTATTTCTCCAAACATATCATATACCTGCAATGATTCATGAACCTTTGTACCTCTTTTAGCTGCGGCGTTAAGAACCTTATCAGATACATCTTTATACTTATCTGGAAACAGTTGTCGTGATATAATACCTGTTATTCCACGTAACTGCTTATCTCCAAGCCAGTATTTATGGTCTTCCGTTAGAATGACACCGCTGTCATTTAACGTTAAATTTTTTCTTTGCATCTGTCATCATCTTTTTAAATTCTGCTATTCCTTGTAAGTTCTTATACACATTCCAAACCTCCATAAGGTCTGCAGTGTTCTTACATTTTGCTATGCCCTTCTTTGCCTCAGCTAAGTCAATAGCTATTTCGTCAGTTTTAGGCGTTGCTGTAGGCTTTGGAGTAGATTTAGGCGGTGCTTTCGCCTCATTCTGTTGAGGATTACTTGCAGCATTCCCGTCATCATCATCCGCACCAACACATGCCATTGATTGGAGACCATACCGTCTTGCATACGTTATTCCGCTACCCTGCGCTTGTGCGTCGTTCTGCTTGGAATAAATAATCTCCGTTAGGCTTTCCATCGTCTCTCCACTTTCGTGAAGAAACACCGTCTTAATGTAGTTTTTCCCGTCCACAACCGTCATCGGTTGCAAGACTACAATTCCATTAGCGTTAAGCGGAGGAATAACTGCCTCCCTAACAGAATTCAAATCGGCATATTTATTCCGATAGAATGGATTTTCATTATCTTTTTTCGGATTAGACATTTGTGTCTGAGCATTTAATAATGCCGCTGCTATATTCTTCATATTATATATATTTAAAATGTTTATTTCCTGTTTTTTTGTATTTCCCAGCTAAAACCTTTCTTATATTCTCACGATATACACCGTAGTATTCAGCTGCTTCTGATATTGAGTTAAACATATTTCCATCTGTTGTACACTGTATTTTCTTTCCGTGATATACTTCAATTCCATAGTCCCTACATCTTGCCAAAACAGTGACAATTGATACTCCATATCTTTTAGATATTTCTACTGACGACATGTTTTTATTTACATAAAGGTCGAATAATGTATCCTTGTCTATAAAATTCTTATAAGATTTATTAAAAATCCCGTATTCCCTTTTTAGGCCAATTAATGATTTAGAGATGTTTTCTCCCCACCATCTTTTAGGAACGTTGACACCCTTACCTCCAAGCGAAACGTTTGCATCGCACAATCCAATATCCTTGAAATATTTAATGTACTCAATCTCTTTTTTGTAAGCCTCATCTTCTGTTAAATTATCCTCTATTATTTCCGGTATAAACCCATATTTTTTTGCTATTCGTTTCCACCCGTTACTTCTATTTCCAGTAGCAAACATCCTATACCCAGATCCCTTCCCTACATAAAATACGATTCCATTTTTAACAGTTTTATGGAGATATACATAATATGATTTGTTGCTCATCTCACTTTGTGCTTTTAAAAAAGCTTCCGCAATCTCTTTCATATTTTATTGTTTAAAAATTAATAATCATTTTACGAATTATTAGTGCTTATTTTCTTCTTTTCGGATTTTTGTTTGGCCAAGCCCCTTTCCATCGCTTCAATCTCTCTCTCCTCTTTTATCTCTTTATATCGTAATTCCATAACGGAGAAAACAACCGATTTAAAAATATCATCTTCAAACCATGATGTCAATTCATTAGTGAACACGTATTCTCCGCTTATGACATTATATATCACCTGCTCAACTTCTAATGTATCAAAGGCTGCGTCATAGTAAATATGGAAAGTATATCCATCATGTCCTATCGTAAATTCTCCCCATTCCTTCTTCCTGTCCGCTATAAGAGAAACAATTTCTGATATAATTTTTGCTGTGCTCATAATTCTCCTTTTCTAACCTTTTCTAATTGTTCTTTTGTCCAATTCCATTTGATTATCTGTCGAACAAATACATTATCATCAATCAAAAATCCTAACTTCCCATCATGAATAACAACATCGCTCAACACGCCCACTGTTGCTACTGTCGTGTCTTCGTTATGAAAATATATAACCCAATCTCCTATTTTTATGGATTCGGGAACCGGTTCAAGCCAATCTTCAGAGAAGTAAAGGCCGTAATAATCTTCTTCAATACTGACGCGTTTATCTTCGATACATTCTTTTATAGTGAGAACTTTTCCTAACAATATATCCATTTGCGGAATAAATCCATTATAAAAATGCGTTTCACTCGAAATACCATCTTTTATACGTGCCTTATCGCCAGCCTTGAATTTTGGCTGTGGATTTTTAGTATCGTCATCTTCACTTTGTTTATCTGCCTTTTCCCAGCTTGCAAAGTCCTCCAACATATCCAGCAACTCCTTTCTCTCTTCTTCAGTGGAAGGGCGGACAATATCGCCTTCATTGTTTCCAAAGCTTCCATATAAACACAGCTCGCCTGACAAGTTTATCCCTGCATAAAATGGAAAACCATTATTCCCTTTGCTTAGTTTTCCACGCAAAATTCCAACTACCTTATTCGTTTCACAATCGGGTTCAAAATTTGAATCTCCAGAATATTCTATTGTGACATAATCCCCATCCTTCGGAACAAAATCTTTAGAAGGAATGTCTTTTATGCACTTATTATCTTCGTCCCAATACTTCCCATCTTTCCTTATAGCGTCCAATAACGCATGCTTTTCTACTTCTGTTGCGTATCTAAACGACGGATGCGAAAAATGAAGGCCATATCTTCTATTGTACTGAACCTTGTCGTCCCTTACTGGATATATCAAAGCATGATAGTTTGAAGGATAGCTTTTGACTATCATTATCCTGCCGTCCTCGAACAAAAAATCTCCATTCTTTAATTTAAATTCTTTCTTAGATTTAAAAACAAGTTCAATATTTGTCTCTCCTGTTATATCATCTTTTTTTATTTCGATATAACTCCCATCTTTGAATAAAATCCTTTCCATTTTGTTTTTTATTAAAAAATTAATAATTAGTTTAACGTGAGCTTCAGCGCAGAGTCGAACTGCGATTACCATTTTACAAAAATGGTATAATACCGTTATATGACTGAAGCGTTGCAGACAGAGCGTTTCACAACGCCCTGCAGCCAAAAAACAATTTAAAAAACACGTAATTCAAAGTTAGCGCAAAAACGTGTATGCTATCTAAGAAAATTGTTCCCGCAACCCAAACAAATGAGCTGCGGGTAGGATATGGCGGGATTGATACTTCTCTAACAACAAAATGCCATATCCCATCGGGCTTGATGAGTGCCTCTACCGCTCATCGGGTGAGTTTGTTCGCAGCTTCTCTGCCGTTGATAAGGTCTATACCCTGCCCGTTTCATATACTATGCCGTCAATTTCGCAATTTTTAAAAAAACGTTACAAAAATAACTGGTTGATTTAACCGGAAATGCGTACTCTCCGGCATACACATGATTCATATGGACTACCAATCAACGCTAAAAGCAGTTAATTAGGCTTCGGGCTTCACAGCTTTGTGCTTCTTTGTAGAAGTCTTATTTATAGCTCCACCCGTGTAATCGCCAGTCCCTGACGATATTTTCACACCTCATATCCCCAATAACCTTAAACCCGCTTTTCTTAACCACCAGCAGTAGGATAGGTTTTACCGTTTATGTTTTGATAGGCTGAGACCTGTGCTATTCTTGTTTTATACACAATTTCCTGTCGTTGTGTGCACTTTATGGAAATATTTCAAAGAACTCTTTACTTGTTGCGGGGGATGGTAACGCTCCACCAGAGTCAGGCTTATGAAACCCGATTGAGGACTTCCTCTCCCCGCTATGTGTGAGCGTCTCACGACGCCCATTTCTCACTAATCATTATCCGCAAAATTCAAATTACCTCTACAGCAGTCTCGCCGCCTTCATTCATAATGTAGTATCCTACTATCTTTCCGTTCTCTCTTCTCGGGACAATATCATCCTTCTTAGCGTGTTCGTATGCCAACCGAACTTTCATGTCGATGCGAGTCATCCACTTTCCCCTGAAGGCAACTAAATTTTCTATGGGTTTATTTTTCAGTTTCATTTTTTTATCGTTTTTATAATTGAATATTGTTTTATCATTATCACGAAGCAAATGTACGAAACATTTTTCTATTTACCAAACAAAACAGTAGGAAAAATTTTGTTTTTACGTTTATTTAACAAAGTTGGCATTTTTCTTATTTGAATGTTTACTACGCAAGTCCGTCAGGAAGGTATTTTTTTATCCACAGCTTCCGAAGATAGTTAATAAGCTGGTCGTATGTTTTTATAAACCCGTCATTGATCAATTCTGTAACCTTGATTTGAAGTTTCAGAAGTTCTCTCATTGTCTCCTCTTCGGCTTCATGGTTTCTGATTTCTCTCTCGTGCTTACCATAGACAATATGGTTAAGTGCGGTCGCGATGCTCTTTATGTTTGTTGTCACATTTTCACGGCGTGATATCGTCATTATGGATGTACACATTTCTCTATACGTATCGCCGGCTTCTATCCGAAATTGAATCAGCTGATCATAGACAAATTTCAATACGTCGTACTTGAAGGATGGGTTGATCCACATGGCAAAGTCGATAAACAAGAGAGGGTGCATCCATGTACCCGCATTTTCACCCCTCGATGCCCTCGATTTTACATATGGGGAATTACCCATATGTAAATTTTCCCTTTCGGATATAACGTTAATAAACTCAACTGTTGCTTGATTAGCAAAGTAATCTTTCATTTCTTTTTTCATTCCACTCGCAACGTTCCATTGTTTCAGTAATGTTGTTGCATTGAACATTCCGTCACTTGTCCGCTGAAAGACGGAAAAGTTACCCATTGGCCGTTTAAGAATCTGATTCGTTTTCATTTTATTTGTAAGCTATTTTATCATAATCACGCCACAAACATACGCTACATTTTTATATAATCAAAACAAATTCGCAGAAAATATTTTGCTTTTATGTTTATTTAACAAAATGTGGTATTGCTGCCTTTCTCGAATGAAAAGTCCAGTTTATTCGCATAAAAACTGGACAAATTCATGATTCATTCATACGGTAAAATCTAAAACCATACAGAGTTAATGTCTGTCTATCAATTTTCACCTATATCGATAATATATTTGATTTAGATTTTGCCTTAAAAAGAACCTGAATTTATTTTTAATAGATTTACAAGTTACTTTTCTCTGAAATATTTATTTTCTTTCTCTCTAACAACAATTCTTTCTTCTTGTCTTAATCTAACTATTATCTTAGATATTCTCTAATTATTCTTCTATAAGAACAACCCTATCTCTTCTATCTTAAAAATAACAATCTCTTGCCTTATCATTTGTGGTAATTTTTGGGAACAAGGGCAAAAAAAATTATATCATCCTTATGTTTGCACATGTGTATGTGTATTGATTCGCTAATTGGCAGCAGACAACATGTCTCTTTGCATCAAATAGCATATATCCCCTTAATCCGGTAGATTTATACCATTCTCTAAATCCATTTGTAAACTTTTCAGGCTTTATTGTTGTATCGACTATAATCTCTTTTTTAGCAACTTTCTTTGATGCTACGAGATGCTTAATCAACTTTTTTGCCCGATAAAGTTTAGTGTTGGTTACTTGCATAATTCTTTTGTTGCTTAATCCACAGGAGGAATTTTTGTTAAAATTCGGCATGCGTTTAATTCTCTTTTGTGCTACCCGAAGCTCATGTAGAGTCCTCGGATCTCTTGCCTTTCGTACCGTATCCGAAACAAAGGTTTGTTTCCTAATATGGTTAAGCAGCACAGAATTACGGATGATATCAATGATTTCCGTGAGACTGTAATCTCTATCTTCAAATTCAATCAGACAGTTTAACCCATCTGATTTGATTTTTTGTGCGATGAGGTGATTACCGAATCTTTTCAGAAACCCAAATGCAATACCGTTCTTTATTATGCGGCTCATTCTTGTTGAACCGATGCCGAACGTTTCCTTGCATTTTCTTATTGTTGCATTGTTAACTGTGGAGGAAGTGTACTTATGTTTAACCATAATATTGAACGCAAGAGCCTCCAGCCTGTCTTTAGACTGAATGGACTCCTGCGCCAATTCGATAGATAAGTACAATTTATTAACCATAGTGTAACAAAACAAACGCCGGAAATCAGTGATGGTACAAGCTGAAATCCGACGTTTTAGCCCGAAGGCTGTTATTCTTTATAAATGTACCATCATTCTGCCACAAATATAAAAACAATATTTTTATTATCCAAATTTTTGACCGCTAATTTTTACATCTTCGACCGTCAGTTTTCAACAATATTTCATAACACTTTGATTTGTAAACATTTAATTATAATATGCTCGACCGTCAAACCGATACAACAAGTTGTTTCCGCTTGTCTTTAGGGTAATCAGACGTTCTACGCCTTGCAATACCACCGCAATCCAGGCAGCGAACGTTTGAAAACTTTGAAACATTAGTATAAGAGAATGTGCCGGTGTCAGCAACATTGGTAGAACCACAATGAGGGCATGTTTCGTCCTCATTCTCGACGTATAATCCCAAGTTCGGGTGATTCTTCATCCATGGCCTTAGCCTTTTATATACTTCTTCTAAGATAACGACGTCCTTAATATTGTATTCTTCCATATAGTTCAATGCTTCCTGTTCGCCTTGCAAGCATCGTACCCATAAATTAAAGTTGGTGTCACTCTTGTGCTCTATTCCGAAGTACCCCGCAAGGGCGTCTAACTTGTTTGAAGAGAACCCAAACTCTTTTCGTGCCGTTGTAAGCGTGTCAATTTGCCGATAAGGATACGGGGGATTTAATCCGTGTAAAACAAATCGTGAGTTCATTTTTGGAACATCAAAACGAGATCCGTTATGCGAAATCAATATGTCAGCCTCATTGAATAACTTCCACATAGACTTTATTATACGCTTGTCATCCTCAACAAGAACTTCAGCCGGAGTAAGTACATCGCTCATTATATTAGGGTTATTGAGCCACTTTGCGCTCCATGATAAAGCAAACCACTCTGATATTGTCTGTTCTAAATGAATATTCTGCTTCCACCTACCCCAAACATATGCACGCATAGGAGCGGTCTCTATATCAAATATTAGTATCTTTGGCTGCTTTGAATCAGACACGTGTATGTCGAAAAGACTCTTATTGTTTTCTCTGAATTTGCTTAGTTGTTTTTTCTCCTTATCGTTAATTCTTACGCTGTAGCTTGGTCTGTTTTTTCGTTTAGTATAACTTGAAATGTTTTGCCCTCTAATTGAAGCGATGAACTCCATCTCATCGTCGTTTAATGTCTCTTTCTTATTAGTCATCATTTTTCAGTTTACAGATTTTGTGGCAGTATCGCCAAAAGATTTCCATTACACTAATTGTTTTTTACAATTAGTATTTATTAATAATTTGCGTCTTTTCTATAAATACATCTTAATCAGCAGCCTCACAGCTATCGCAAGGATAAATCCAACAGCCACGCCGATGAAAAACAACCTAAAATTGAACCCTGTTGTTTGCTTTGTTTCGTTGAATAAATCACTGTTTTCGCTCTTCACCAGGTTAAGTTCTTCAGATATATTCTCATTCAGCTTGGTCAAACTCTCAATAGTCTGATTCAGTTCAGTTATAAGTTTTTCTTTTTCCTGCATTTTATTCTCATATACGACCATGCTCTCAGTCTTCACCTCGCGAGCTATTGGATAATACCCGTCAGGCTTCACCACGGCCGCTGTGTCGTAGTTTATCTCATAAACCGACATAGTACTTCGGAGTGTGATTATCTCGTCTCTCGTGCGTTCTAAATTCGTTTTTAGAATACGGTTCTCTTCCGTCGTTTTCTCCAGCTCAGTTTTAAGATGAGTCACAAGCGTGCTGTCGATACGATAATCGATTTTTTCAGTCACAATACGTGTAGGTTTACACCCGCCAATGGAGATTAAAATAAGCGATAATACAAGTATTTTTTTCATAGTTCTCTTTTATTAATCTGTCCAATCTGTATGTAATGTTTCAAAATCTGGAAGTTCAACTTTTTTACCGGCCAGTTTATGAGTACAGTCTGAAAGGTATTCTATCATTCCATCTACGATGAATGAATGGCAAACCCTATTTTCTCCTGCGTATTGATATCTAACCAGTAGTGACGGAGATATTCTTGGCTTATTCAAATCTCCATTAAATGTCCATCGTGTATCTATAACATGAATTTCGTTACATCCCGGGCAATGGAATACAAGGTGGTCACCTTTTGATCTATGAAATTTCATTGTATGCTTTTTTTATTGCTTCCAGAAATTTAAAATGATAATCTGCGATAAGCTTTGCTTTATCCAGGCCATTAATAATCCTTCGAGCATTGACCGGGTTGTCCGTGTATGAATTAAAGAAGTTCTCCAAAGATAATCCGGTAAAGTCACCTCTGTTCGATCGGCCCTTCGTCATCCCTTCAATCATGATCCGAGCCGATACCTCAGGATCCAGGGCCAATTCCGGGTTCTCGAGCAGTGGAATACCGAGAAGCTCTCCCATACGTTCGTAGTTTTCGTGCCACGTGAGCTGAACATCTCCCCGGCCGTAATATATCTTGTCCGGCCACGTGTATGGTTCGCCGCTGTGTTTAATCTTCCTCCCGTACTTTTTTCCCCGGCCTTTCCCATACTCCTCTATCGGTTGCATGGTTTTTGCGGTTTCGTGATAGGATGTGGCCAGCATATAGGCTCTCCACCGGTCATCTCTTATACCGAACCTGTCAAAGGCATCAATCTTGGCGTTTATTCCGTCCACCTGTGACTGAGACAAACGTCCGTTAAAGAGGGATGCCCTTATTTCGTCGAAAAAGCGGTCTCTATCCATTTTCGTCTTTATTTGTGAACTCCTTCTTAACGACATCCTCAAGTCCTCTAACCTTCCTTCTTAATTCTGTGTTTTCGAGGTTCAACTTTAGATTGTCCTTTTTAAGTAGGTCAATTTCGTCTTTAAGAGAATCGATCCTTTTACTGTTGTCTTCGAGCTGAATTCTATAATTTTTTACCAATTCAGTAAGGTCATTGACCATAGCGTCTTTTTGCATAAAAATCCTTTCAAATGTTTCGTTTGATGTATTTAGCAAATCCTGCTGTTGTTTGATAGTGTCGAGGAAAGCCTGGTAAGCACCATTTTCCTCTTTTTTGGATTGAGCCAGAGCAGTCTTCTTAGTGTATTTAAGAAGCACAATGGTAGTTAATCCGCTACTCCCGGCGGCCGCAATCAATAATTCGATGATTCTTATAAAGTCCATGTTAACCCTCTTTAATTGTGTAGTTTATGTTTTCCTTATCAAGAAACTTTTTGAGCTTCTCAACTTCATTAGTCTCAATATAATAAACGTTCCCGTCATAGTGCCTTAATGCCGCTCGGAGATAATAGCTCTTCTCGAACAGATTGAGAAATTTAGGCAGGCTGAAAAACTTAATGTATAGCTTCATCGTTCAAAATGTTATCGATTGCATCAATAAAAAATGGCGCAAGCGAACGTGATACAGCCTTAATAAGCTCACATTCCTTCTCGTTATACTCTGTTTCGCCTTCGGAATTGTAAATCTTCAGCGCAAGTGCATGCATCTCTATTCCAGCTGCATTTTTGTAGATAAAGTTTGCAAATTCAGCCTTAACATCCTGCTCAACCTTCTTTGTCTTCTGAATGTCAGTGAAAATATCTAATTTTTCAAAATTGATTTTTTTCATAATTAAGTTGTTCTAAAATTTATAGTATAAGCCCTGTAATTTGTTCCATCCCAAACAAGCATAAATTCAAACACGTCGCCCGCACTGCAGTCTCTACCACTTTGTTGAATCACTCCATCGTTATCAGTCCTGTATGGATATACAGAGTTATTCATTGCAGAAACCTCTGTGCTTCTACCATATATTTTCCCGGTTTGCGTGCTACTCGCATGACAAATTATCGTTACTTTTATTTTAAATTTATCAGATGATGTTCGTCCAATTCCAAGTTTATCTGCAATGTCGTATCTCGACGGGAGCCCTACTGCAGAATTTGTATATGTAAATCTTGTAATAATTGTGTCATTCACCTCACTGTTATATCCTATGATTAGAATTTGGTCTGTTCCAGGCCACATTTCTGTTAATTTATGTCCAACCACAAGTCCATCACTCAGTATATCTCCTTTTGCAGTTATAGCAACATTACGATTTGCATTTTCTGTATCAATAAATATACCGTAATTAGTTCCATATGGATTATATATTTTATTCTCAAATCTTCCAACAGCCGTTGCTCCAGTAGATGCCGGTAGAACATTTGATCCAATAAATGCAGCAGCCGCGCCGTTTGAAAACTTAATGAAGTCGTCATATAGTGCTAATCCATCATATGTTGCTGGTTGATTTGGATCTTGCGTTTTTCCTATTCTGTAATTCCCCAATGTCCATCCGCCGATATCTCCTGATGTTGCATGTATTGTCCCTGTTATTTCAGCATCCGTAAACTTTACACTTCCATCGTGCCTTATTATAGCTTTAGCCGTTCCGGCTATTGCCTGTGAATATGAACCACCAGCCCAGAATGCTGGATTGTCTCCAGCAGATCCTGCTATACCATTTATACCCATGACTTCATTTGATGATTCATCAAGTGAAATAAGTCTTCCCTGCTTGAAGATTAAATTCGCCAGGTTTGCCTCTTCCCCGATAAGAACCTTCGCCGCCGCAACACCTAAGTAAGATACAGCTTGATATCCGGAAGGCACTGCACCACCAGTCGGTGGAGCTCCGGCCGTTACTGTACCTTTATTTATAAGCGTGTACCAATAGCTCGTATCTTGTGTTGAGCCCCTAACATACAAGTAGTCCCTTATTTCATCATTGTACTTGTGCGTATCTCCCTGAACCCACTCTTTTTGGATAACGACAGGGCCTTGAATGCCGGGAACTCCGGCAGCCTTGTCGTTACTTTTTACGTAGCTGCCAAGCGCATCATCCCAATAATACCAGTACCCATCAGTCCCGATGTAGGGGCTGTGGGCATCTTTCCCGGGCTCTCCGTCTTTTGGCCTCCGTTTTATTGTTATGCTTCCCTGAACTGTTGGCATGATGTTACCAGTTAGTGATTACTGTTTGGGCAATCTGTTTAGCTTTGTCTCTGAAAGCCTGATAACCGTTGTAGTCTGTGATATATTCAGCCCGCTTGGCATCGGTGATGGTGGACGCTGCATCTTTAGCAACCTCGTAATTAGCGACGATAGCTTCAACCCGATCCTGAGAATATTGTGAACGGATCAACGCAGACACAATATCTTCATACGTTCTTCCCTCTACATCTACATTCTCACAGACGTACTTCTGTATATCTCCATCCTCTTCCGTAACAGGTACATCCTGGTAATCGAAGAAAATTCTCAACAATGATCCTTCTTTAATCACATTCTGTGTAGGGAGTGATCCCGAATAATTTCCTTGACATTTCATATTGATAATTTTTAAATGTTTATTCATCAAAATAATAAGTACTTTTCCCTTCGTTTAACTGCCGGCGCCGGATGATGACATCTTGCACCGGGAATATATTCTCTCCGGACTCCTCGGCCAAGGCTGCCTGATCCAACACATCTTTCAGACTTAAACAGTTTGTGATGAACTTACGTCTCTCACCGTTTATTTCAAAAAGAATGCAATATCTGTCAGGTCCCTGCTTTGTTTTTATATTCGTTTCAAAATCAACGACCGTTATCGGCACGTTCAAGATATCCATGAGTCGCGAAGTCGGCACATCATAAAACTTTCGGCCGTCCTTTGTCTGCTGACTACCCTTTATTCCTTTTTTTGCAAATCCCATATAATTATCTGTAACTACGTTCCATAAATTCTTGCAATCTCCATATTTGCACCATCCGTTGTATGACGCCAATATCTCAAGTCGCCGTTTTCGGCTTTTGATCTTTTTAATCTTCCGGCAGAAGTTTTTCTTCGTAGTCTTTCTAAGAAGAGTTTTCTCCCTGGTAAACTGGTACCCCAGAAAGTCGATCTTTCTTCCCACCTCTCTGCCTCTTTCTTCTTTTACCATTCTTCCTGTTTGTTTGAATGGGTGCAATGAAGGATGTTGATTTTACAACAAGCCCCATATCTGCACTCATCCTGTCATATTCACTCAACAAAACCTTTGCCTCTGACTTGCTATTTGCAAGCATAACCGTGTCGTCGCAATACCGGTGGTAGCATCTTACCTTCATCCGCTCTTTCATCGCGTGATCAATCACACTCACGACGAAGTTACCCAGCGGCTGACTGGTATAAGAGCCTATTGCTACCCCTCTTTTTCTTTTCATCATCCAGTGCCTTAAATGTGTCATTTCCACTTTCATACGATAATATCGCTACCTCAATCAACCTGATAAAATGCTCATCTTTGTATTTATGTCTGAGTGATGATAGTATCACATCATGAGGAATGCTTTCGTAGAACTTCTTATAATCAGTCTTCACAAACCACTTGTACTCGGGATAACGTCGGAGAAACATCTGCATGCGCTTAACGCCGTAATGCAATCCCCTTCCTTTAATACATGCGCTTGTATCATATATGAACATCTTATTGAAATCCGGATCAATTACCCGCATGATTGCATGATGAAGAATCCTCCACGGGAAGTATCGCTGCTTGGCGATGTTCCTCTTTTTACCGGCATCACTCACAAACTGGATAGTAGTGAAGTTTGCGGGAGGAAAATCAAGGGTGAGGATCATCTGACGTAACTTCATCAAATCCTCCTCTGCATGCTCATTGTGCCGGCGGATGAATCTGTTCTTCTTCACCTTCCCGGATTGAGCTTCCCTATCCGCTGCTCTCAAATTATCCATGTCTGCAATCTTCTCAATTAAATATCCCTTACGTTTCATTTGCCATACCTTTTATGCCTTTTCAGGCTTGCTATTTTTACTGCCCGGAGCTTTCGAGAATGAACCTACTAACACCGCTTGTCTCTTCGCAAGACGAGACCTTTCCGCTTTTATGTTCTGACATCCTGTTTAAACAGATACTGCACCGCTTGCCGGTGAGGTCATGGATCAGGAGATTCACCGGATAACCGGCGATTATTCTTTAGTATGGCGGGCGCCGATGTTCGCGTTCGAGTTCGAGAAAGCGTTATTCGAGTTCACGTAAGCGAGACCGCTATTCGAGCCGTTATTCGCATTACCGCCCAAGAGACACAGCACCCATCTCCATCCTCCAACCGCCCTGCTCATGATTCGCAGGGCGGATTTAATATTTCAAAGATCAAATGTCCTTCCCATTCACAAAGTTTAACATCCCGTAATAAGCAAGGCGGGCGCCGAAGCCCGCGGTCGAGGACGAGAAAGCGGTATACGAGTTCACGTAAGCGAGACCGCCAGTGGAGCCGGAGAGCGCATACCCGCCCAAGAGACACAGCTGTCCTGTAGTGTTGGCATAAAAGTAGTCCGCCCAATAGGATGTTGAATTACCTCCCAAAAGACTGGGGAATGTATCAAAATACTCACCCAGTATCATTTTCTGAATGTAATTGGATGTGGTGGGTCGTGTTAATTGACGATAACTGCCGGATGGGGTTGCCGTAAGCTCCGATGCACTGGGCAACCGGTTACCTTCATAGAGGTATATTTCACTCCCCGTCTGTCCGGCGTTGGCAGATGATCCAAAATATGCACCTTGCGACATTTCCCACTGCCAGTTATAGGGGTCTTCAATCCCCATTAAGTTGACACGGGAACAATCAACACCGGTATTAGCCCCGTTTACCAAGTCAATAGGTATGTTCCCAAAATTGTCGCCAAGCGATTTTGTCGCGCCAATCAACAATACAGCTGCCGCTCCCCATAAATCTAATTGAGCACTTCCCCCAATGCCATATCCAAGTTTAGCTTGTATGTTCGTATCTCCGTATTCCGAAAGTCCGAACATGATCATAAGCTTTCTTAAATCTACGTTGATGAGCCCCCAGTCCGTTCCATTCACCCGTGCGGCATCCCAGAACGATTGAATTGTCCTACTGCCGGTTGGAGCGACGCCTGAGCGGGAAACAAGAGCTGTTCCCGATATACTCCCTTTATAAGCTCCAATCACATTGTACATCCCTCCGTGTGCGTTTCCAATGTAGTGGCCACCGATAGGGAGTTGTGACATCCACAGCACCGGTAACCCGGTTACGCTGTCTGTCTGAACTCTGTAATACAAACGTGGACTTATGTGCATTACATGCCCTTTCGTTTCATCAAGGACTGTTCCATCTGCATATACATCACTATGATTAGGATGCAGTTTTGCTGCCTTTCCTGTATTTGTAACCAAGTATCTACCGGATTGAAGTTTATATTCCTGCCAAGCTGTTAGATTTCCTATTCTCCCGTAATTGGTAGAACTCTGAATATCTTGCTTAATCGGTATTCCCCACGCAACCTGTCGGAGCAATTGTTCATCTCCGGCATTGAGTGCGTTCGTGAAATCATCCACCTTAATTCTGCGGACACTCCCTCCAACCTCTACCAACACCGAATTGTCTCGTAATATTGAGCTCACCAATGTTTCTTGGCCTAAAACTTTTTTTACTGTTGCCATATTATCTTAATTTATTATTAACTAAATTCTACCTCACCCATCACATCCACGTCATAAAAATTATCATTCCGATCGGTTTCTGCCGGCGTAACAATGATAGTATCCGTATTGGACGTCTTCAAGGATGTCCAATCTTCTCTATTTATTACATCGAGCCTCCACACTGCATCCGGTGGTGCAATTACAGAGCCTGTTTTCATATTGACAAGCTTCCCTTTTACAGTTACATTATAATCAACCCCTAATATTTTGTCAACCATTTTATTGGCTGAAATGATATCAAAGACAATATTAAATTCATCCGAAATATCCATGATTCTGATACCTGCACGGGCAATTACCGGTTCTCCGACAGCAGATGTCTTATAAAATTCACAAATAAACAATTGTGCGCCACCCACATCGGAACGTGTTACATCTATATCTTTTTGTCCGGCCTTCTCCGGCCATTCCGTGAAATCCTTAAACCACTTTGTATAATAATTCGTAATCTGGGTAACACCTTGATAAAGTTTTGTGGTTATGGTTGTGGATTGGACTGTACTTGATAAAGTACCTGTCCCTGCCAAAGAAGAGGCATAATATGAGCTTGCCCCCATCTTCTGTATTGTAATTTCCAGGTTACCCGATATGTCATATTCTGCTCCTAACACACTTACCTTCGCAGTATAGGACAGAACATCATTAGCAATATTTATAGCTGACGCAAGATTCTTTACAATCTTTATATGACCTAAAGCATTGATTTGAAATCTCCCGGTGGAATCGAGTATCCATCCGCCAACTTCTGTGCCATTGAAAATGATAGCCGTTCCATTGTATGACCAAGTGTGCAATATAGTAGTAACTACATTTCCCCGTGTCGATACAATAACCGGCATTCTGACAGGTTGATTTTCCGCAACCTCCCAGTTGGGTGCTATTGCACCACTCACATCGTCAATCGCCTGAAACAATGGAATACCGTTATTTTCGAAAGTCATGATGAGGCTGTCCGAAGACCTAACCCTCTTGATTGTGATTGAATTTTGTACACTATACGACATAGTTTTCTAATTTTATCATTCTTTTGGTATAAACCGGTGTATATATTTTAGCTCCGAGAGCTTTTACCCTTTCCTCTATATTTCCCTCTAAAAGAGCATTGTGCATCACTTCGTTTTCATTGAGAATAATCTTGTCATCCTTCTTATAGTGCCCGACAGGATTTATTCCCAAGTCAATCGCTTTCTGTTTCTGTGTTACTATATATTTCATACTAATAATTTATATAATCATTTCCCAATTCATCCGTGTAGTCATCAACTCCGTCTGTCAACCCGTAAAAAGCACCCTTCTGTTCAGCGGAAACATAGATATCCATCCAATCATCCAGATAGGTATTCCCTATGCCAGTGCGGGTAAGGTCGATAACTGCCCTACTTCCTTCCTGCCATTCCTTTGCTGTGATGTTAGCGGTATCCGTGTACCATACCATTCGTAGAATTGGTTCAGGAATCCGTACTATCTCTCCGTTGTGATGCACCATCGCCATGTTTCTGTGCAACGTATCGCTTGGATTGATGGATACCCCGCTGGCCGGCGCAATGGAGAAACGTGGATATACACGAGCTACGGAGCATTGTTGCCGGGCAATTTCTTTTGTTCCTTCTTTTATCAAAATTAGAAAGTCATCCTTTTCTATCACACGCAAGTCAAACACAATAGCAGTGAGGCTGATTGATAAAATTTCAGGATCAGCGGTCGATAATAATGTGAGGGTTTGTCCGGTTATTCGGTACAATTCGACCGTGTATCCTGATGTGATGATATTTCCTCCTTTTGTCACCAAAAGATTTACAGTCCTTTCATAAGCATTTGAATCGATTGATTCTGTCCTTGTCCCAACGCTCATCCCGTTTGCCAACTTGTAATCATACATCAACAGTCGGTCGTAAAATGGGTTGTATTTTATAACCGGATCGTCGCCGATCGACAGTTCATAAGTGTCTTCCGATTTATCAACTGTACTCAATAAAATTGACTCAGTTTTTATCGGAATATTCATTCCAAGTCTATTATCCGGAATCACTGCCTCAAAATGAAATTCCGTCTTTTCTTCAACCGGAGTATTTCGAAGTATTGTTATCGAACCACGCTGGTCACCCGTTTCATTGATGCTATACAATCCATTCCATGCGGGTAGTGTTGTTATGTCAACATTATTCACGTACCACTTCATGGATGCCAGCAATCGATTAGCTATATGATCCGTCCAGCTACCATCCTGTGCGTCTGCAAAAACCTGCGGTAAAATAGTTAAAGGAGTTATGCCTCTGTCCGGATTGTATTCATTCGCAACAGGGTCATACACCTGGTTGGCAGGACTTGCAGGTGTCAGAATCTTAAGACTGGCTGCCGTCGTAAGCGGTTGGTAGTCTCTTCTTATCCGTTTTTTATTTTCAGTAATCATATCGTCATCTCATAAATTGCTGTATCATTATCTCCGGAAGCTGTAAATCGGAATAAAGTGTTTAATCCTGCACCCAGATCGGAATAAGTTGGACCGTGTTGCAAGGTTATCTGCCCCGCAAAATTCTGGTGATCAATATTCCATGCATCATCTTCAGCTTGATTGCCACTTTCTCTTGTAACTGACCATGCCTCTATTAGAGATGTTACTTCTTTTAATCCTTTGAACACGTGACAAATAATATTCATACTTTCTCCAAAAGCCAAAAAACTGTCACCCCCGTTATCTATTTTCATTTCAAGCGGAGCGTTCACTATGTTCTGAATATGCCCGTAGAAATAACCATTTCCAATAACCTGCCCGGTGCCGGTGAATACTGTTTCCCCCAGTTGAAATCCATCAAGTTTCCCGTCAATTGCATAGATATTGTTTTCCCCGTATTCCCATGTCGTCATATTGTGAAGCCGTATGGAATACTCGGTCGTAGAATAAGAGCATGCCTGCCGGTCTGTATTCGACGGATTAGCATAACAGGCAAAGTGCATATAAGGACTCGGGTGGTTTAACTGATTCCAGCGTTCGGATGTACCTCTCAATACGTATCTAAATTGGCCGTTTGTTGCAGTATCGAGTATCTCTGTTATCCTGAAATAGCTTGTCCTGAATCCTTGTATATGAAAGTTACCATTGCGCTGGTCTTCGCTTACAGTGTCATTCGCTCCGCCAAAATTGTGGTAGATTCCCTGACACATATCGTCAACGGCTACAGCTCCGTATTCTCCCTCTTCCAGCTTCAGCGTTATAATGCCACTTTGCAGTTCCTGCCCAAACTCATCTTTGTCAATCTCAACCGATTCAATGATGCCTCCACCAAACGTCTGCCATTGTACACCAGTGTAAACACTGACTCGGTTAAATCGTAATTCCGGAACCTCGAGAAATTCCCACAGCTTTAAACTTCTAAGCTCACCACGACCAAATTCATCGATTCTACCGCCACTACCAAGTAGTCCTGTAATGTAGTTGCCAAATTCTGCACCTCCGTTTAACCTTGATAGATTATTAACGGATATGCCATTTAAAAATTGTATGAGCTGCTGCGCTGTATCAGGCTTTATTTTACTTAGGAACTTCGTGGAAAACCCAGATAATAGTGCATCTATATCTTTTTCAGTTAGCAACTGCCTCCCCATAACACCGTCAAGCTGTGATTGGAGTCTGCTGATAGCACCGCCTTCAACTGTTACTTTGTCTGTTACAGTGAATGAATATTTCGGAAGAGCGCCGCCGTATTGTATTGTTACATTATTTATATAGAGGAGTTGCGCACCGTTAGTTATTTTTGTATTGTTTACTGTCAGCCTGTTACCGGATTTAAGTTTAGATGCAATTGATTTTCCGTCAAACTCGAGAGGAGCTGTAACAAAAAAAGAATCCATTGGCTGAATAGTATAAGATGGTTTTTCTACCTTCAGCTCTGCCAAGTTAGACTCTAGCCAATCTTGAACCCTTTGCTCTGCATTTTCCACATAAGATTGTGGCATGTTAATATTGTAAATAACAAAGTTATCACCAGCATTAGGGCTTGTTGTTTGGTTAGGAAGCATCATGTCCGAGATTGCCAACTCTGCGTCAGATCGGATAAGTGTTATCTTATATTTACTCTGTACTCCGCCATAACTTTTAGTAGTATCTTCGACAACTTGTCTAACTCCATTTATAGCCAATATGATAAAATCGTATCCAGTTACGTATCCTGTCGTAAATGATATTGTCGCTTCCTCTGTTGTCGTATATTTATCATCAGCGAGGTTGAAACCGATATCTTTTACCCATATGTCAAATGTTCCGACGTATCCTTCTGCTTCGGGGTCTGAGACTTCTGGCACTTCTACTGCCACAATCTCGTCGATTCTACCAAGCCCAGCAACAGAAACCCCTGCAATAGATGGATATATGTCCTCGTTAGGCATAAGGGCATCCTCTCTTACGCCATGAATAAGAATAGATTGTGCGTCTTCTACGTAGTCTATATAAGGCAAGTCTCCATTTATAACACTATCCCTGAAAACTTTTGGCATAATATTGGTTATACGCCTTTGTAATCCTGCAATTGGATTAGGGTCAGGGTCAAACTTGCTATAAGTATCAGAGAAATAATTTACCGGCACATTGCGACTTCCGCCAGTTCCGCTTATCCTATTAACAATAGACGCGTCTGGTGCTGTGCGTGTAATATTAACAAGACCGCCATCTCCGCCATAATCAAAGACATGATATATTTCTTCTGGTTCATACCCTATAGTTATGGTGTGACCACTTACCTTAAAACGCAATCCAAAGTATTCGTATGTTTTTTGAAGTAAATCCAATAAGAAGACATTATTAATATCTATGCGGACAGAGTCCTGTGATGTACCAGCAAGGTTTATAGTCCAAGCATTTTCATAGTAATAATTAAGATTGTTTTGAAGAAGCTGTACAAATTGATTTATGTTTGCGTAAATGCTGAATACAGTGCCCTGTGACACGTAATTATCAACACCAGCTTCAGCCAAGTCTCTAACCTTGCGCCTCGTAAGCTCGTCTTCACTTCCCTTAAAAATAAGCGTATAGGTATAGTCGATTGTGGAGGTGTTTTTCTCTGCAGATGGTTTTGAGGACGATAAATAAAATTGTTCCCCCTCATATTCTACGTATGCACCTGTAAAGTCTGCCACTTCGGGAGCAACACCGTCAACCCACGATGAGGGATGAGCAACGCTCATAGAAATGCTGCGTATTCCCATTTGTGGGTCTGTGAACGTATATTCGTTTACTTTCCACTTACTTACTCCACCAATCTTTACTTCTATCATTTGTATGAATCAATTACGCAAATTTAACAAAAAAATATTGTTAATCCTATTATTTTAACCTTTTACACCGTCAGTTTATTCACCGACGACCGTTTTTCCCAGATAGTGCATTTTGCCGTCTCATCCTTTACAATCTCAATAGTGCTGTCGTAATTATCGACAAACAAAACTGCATGATCTTTGACCGTAACTTTTAATTTGCTCCATCTCCCGACATAGATGCGACAAACGCTATAACCACTTATGGTAAAGTTACCTTCAGACGCATTAAAGATGTATGTGTCTCTATTACATATAATATCCACTTTTTTTTCGTTATAGACACCATTTCTTAGTAATGCATCATCAAAATTTCTCATATCTTTGAGCGCAGGAAATTCATTTTTCATGCACCAGGTTATTCCGCTGATATATTTATCTACGAGTCCTGTTTCTTCCCAGTTATCCTGCCATTCCTGGCATAAACCAAGCGATATCGCTTGTTTCTTAAACTTATCCATAACTATGCCTCCACGTTTAAAGCCCAGCCTTTTCCTGTATTGGATGGAACAACAATATCATCGAACTTTTTCAATATTGCATTATTTGAATTGGCCGTAGCTCGTGTATTTAATTCTATCTCTTGTAAGTGCCCTATTGCCACAGCTTGTCCTTGTATAAGTAGAGACATTGTAGGTCTGTTCTCTGGCAGCATCATAAAATCAATATATTGGAACAACTTAAAGCGGATGCTGTCGAGATATCCACCAAGAATAAGAGCCGTGTCTTCGGTTATTCCGGATATGCCCTTAGATATTCCAGTCAAGTTTGTTTCTTCTGCAGCATCGCTCAAATCTACACCTTGACGTTTAAGTGAGTCCATTAGCTGTGTACTCTCTGCATCAGCTCCCGCTATAGCAGCTTGTGTTTTTTTCCACACGTTAGCTATTTCCTGTTCGGTTGCAATGCCATCCTTCCACATTTCATCAATGACTTCAAATACAGGCTCCAGCCACTTCTGCATTGTTCTTGACAACATAGTGTTTATAACTATGTTTTTCATCATATCTTTAAATCGACCCTGTATAGCCTCTGTCGTATCCCCGAACGACACATATGCGTCTAACCACGCTTGAGCAAAATCTTCAGCAGCACTTGTTAAATCTGTTCCTGTTAGTTTGTCTATGGCGTCTTCCACAACATCTACGGATTGAAGCATCAATTCCTGTCTCGTAGCTTCTAACTCTGCTATCTTCTTTTCGTCTGTGTCCTTACCCTTCTTCTTCTCTGCAGCAATTTGTTTGTCTATAGCGGCAACCTGCTTTTTTAGATTTTCAGACTGCTGTTGAGCGCTTTTCATATAATCAGCACCAAGCGAATCTTCCATTGCCCTGCCGATGTCTTTGTATTGCTGTTCAAGCTGCTCAAGAATCTTTTGTTGCTCTTTGATTTGTTTATCGTACTTCCTGTTACGGATATTGCGAAAGATATTTACAGAACCAGTGATACCTTTAATCACGTCCTTAATGCCAGTCAGATCACCAAGAAGAATCTTAGCAGCACCACCACCAATAGATGTGGCTGAGCTCAGCATATCACCTGCTGTATTAGCGAAAAACGAAACATCACTCTCTTCTCCGAAAACAGATCCGACAAGGCTTTGAAATTCCTCATAGTAACTGAGAAGTTCCTCAGCCCCTCTTATCATCCTGTTTATGGCATCCATAGCCGCGTCTGGCTGATTAGCCTCCGTTGCTTGAATAAACCGTTCCCAGCCGTCTTTTAACGCAAAGAATGGATTTTTAGCGTCAATCTCTTCCCTCATTCGCTCTATTGCCTGTTGCACTGCTTTAGCATCAGCCGGATTAAGGTCAGAAATATCTGTTTTTTCAACAGCTTCGAGTGAGTCTTTTAGTGTCTTTACAGTGTAATCTTCAAGGTCTGAAAATAGTATCCGCCATGCTTCAGAGTTTTTCATCTCATCGAAAGCAAGGGACGCAGCCTCTTCTCGGGCTTTTTTCTGTACTTCCGATATAGCTCTGTCAATAATATCGCTGTTATCTTTTGTTCTGCCCTCGTTAAGGTTTTTTATTGCCTCATTCTTTTTCTTCTCTATGTCTTCTACTTTTTGTGCATAGTCCTTGTATTGGTCGAGAAGATTCTCAAACAGTCTTTCTTTTGAGCGAGCTTCGTTAATGTCTGCAGCTGCTTGCATAGATTCGAGTACTTTTAACTGCGATTCTGTCAATGTCACCTCTTCGGAGAATACGCCTTGCTTACCTTCAGATTCCCATTTTGCACGAGCTATATCAAGGTTCGCATTTATCATTGCCTGCTTACGCTCTTCTATCGCTTGTAGTTCTTTCTCTTTTGTAAGTTCTATCTGAGCGATTTCTTTTGCAGTTCCTTCTTCCATAGCGTCAACACGCACTTGTTCTACTTCTAAAGCGTACTTTTTCTCTTCGAGTGCCATCTTAGCCCGGAGTTCTGCAAGGCGTTCGGCAGCCTTTATCATCGCATTCTGCTCGATATTCGGGTCTTTAACCTTACCTCCACCGGAATCTTTCAAAGAGAATCCCATAGATGCGGCAAGCCTCTCTGCAAGCTCTATCTGACGCTTGTAATTGGCTGCCTGTTTCTTGTTGTCATCATCCACAAGCCCGCTATACACCTTATATTTATCTGTAAGGTCGGCGTATTCTTGCCTAATTCTTTGAACATAGGTATAAGCTGTTTCACCATCCTCAGAAAATTTAAGAAAGGCTGCATCAGTATTTGATTCTATAAATTCTTTAACAGTTTTTTGCCAATCTGATAAAACTAATGTCGATTTAACTGCTGCTTCTGCGTTTTTTCTTGATTGTTCTATAAGACCTGCTCGTTCTTTTTCGAGTTCTGCTATTCTTTTTGTGTGGTCGATTTCATATTTATACATACCGGCATAGGCGGTAGTACCTGTTTCTGCCCTCAACCCAACAAGTTCTTTTCCTATCTCAACAATTCGCTTTGTCCGCTCAAGCTCTTCCCTTTCCTTTAATTCTTCGTTTACTCCCCTTATGGACTCGGATAATTTAATGTTTTTTGCAGTTTCAAGATCGAGATTGGAGAATACACTTGGATACATTCGTTGCAACTTTTCAAGTATAAGCTGTCGTTCTGTTCTTGTTCTTGTCTCATCTTGAACAGCGTTTATGAGTTTTGTTACGCTCTCCCTCTCTCTCTCGTTGTATTCTTCTGTTTCTTTAAGTCTGTCGTTTAATTTCTTTTGTGCTGCCTCTGCTGCTGTAGTTCTGTCTGTTAACGCCCATAAAGCAGTTCCAACGCTTACTATAGCTGCAGCTACCAGCACGTATGGATTAGCCGACATTACAAGGTTTAGAGCCTTTTGAGCTTTTGCAACAAGCAACAACCATTTTTGTTGCGCTATTGAAGCGATAGTAAGCCCTTTTGTTGCGAGTGTTGCAGATATAACAGCTGCTTTATATGCTCCAAAATTGACGGCAATTACAAGTAATACCTTCCCAACCGTTTCATAGTTTTCAATAAGCGCTCGTACAGCATCAATAGCGCCCTTCATTATACCACCATCGGACTCCCCGATATTCGACAGCATGATTTGATATGCGTCAGTTAGGTTTGCTATCTTTCCTTTTAAAGTCTCGGCTTGTATCTCTTGCATTTTGTAGAACTTACCGCCCTCTTCTGACATCTCAAACAAAATATCACGAACCATCTCGAATGGCACTTTACGGGCAGAGATATACTCAAACACATCACCTGTTGTAATAAGCTCGCCATTAGCTTCTGATAACTTCTTACGCAACTCTTCAACTATAGGAATACCGGCTTCTGTAAACTGTCTTAATTCTTGACCACGCAATACAGCTGCAGATCGTACTTGTCCATAAGCAAGGATCAGCCTGCTCATATCAACGCCAAGACCAGCAGATACGTCTGCAAGTCTCTTCGTTGTCTCGTATAGTTCTTCGTAAGGTACAGAGAATGCGGATAACTGTTTAGTATAAGAAACCAAGTCTTTGAACATGAACGGAGAAACTACAGCAAGCTCTTTAATCCTCTCAAATATTGCAGCCCCCTTTTCGGCATCCTGGAGAATTGCCTGCATGGAAATCCTCTGCATCTCAAACTCCCCAGTTATTTTTGCGAGGTTCTTAATCAGTCTTATGCCAGCATAAACAGACAGAAAGTTCATGGCGTAAGTCCTCAACTGCATTAATGTTTGTGATTGACGTTTCAGTGCACTTGTCTGTCTATCTACCGATGGTGTTGTGTTGTCTTGTGATGTTTTTAAATTGTTGTTAGCCGACGCGGCTTGATTGGTTGAGTTTCCGTATCCATCTATGGCTGCTTTAGCTTGTTTAAATTTTCCAATCGTGGACTCATCGGAGCTATATTTCTTCTCTGCGCTGGACAATTGGTTATAATCAGTGCTCAAACCCTTTAGTGCTCCCCCGTAATTTTTTATCTGAGAGGTAGATTTTGAAATATCAGAAGCACCTCCACCCTTATCTCCGAGAGCGATTTTGATAGGATTCTTATCAAAGTACTGCTGCATTTCATTGCGCCACTTCTTTATCTCTTCTTCAGCTTTCTTCCTGCCCTCTTCAGTGTTAAAGTTGATTCCATATTCAAGAGCCATAATTTAATCTCCTATTTCTTTACGCACCTTAGCTATTTGTTCCTCTGCCTCTGACCCTATTCCAAACCTTGCTATAGTCTTCGCTATATCTTCCTTACTTTTTGGCCTTTGCGCTACAGCAACCTTTTTCTCACCCTTATCATGCTTATACCTTGTCTTATCAATAAGCAGTAGATTCTGTTTTGCAACCCCGTCTATAAAGTTATATTTCAAGTATGCTAAAAAGCCTCCATATGGATATATCTCCATCATCGTTGGATTGTCAAGCGATATCTGGAATTTACTCTTTACGATTTTAGCATCATCATCCTCGTCATCAGCAAGTTTTGCCTCCTCATTGAATTTTTCAAAAAAAAAGCGGTGTCCCTATCATCAAGACCCGCCTCAATGATAGCGCTGAACGTCTCTGATGTATATTTTCTGTTTAGCCAACGCCAGTGTATAGCATGTAAAAACGGGATATTAGCCCACCCGTTTAAGAGGATAAGACTTGCTGTTCTTGCGTCTGCACTGTTAATATATCGTACTCGACTTTTTATAGTCTTATAGTCTTCTTTTCCTTCAAAATACTGCACCTTAAACTGAATGTCTCCTATCTTATTGAGAATATTCCTTTTTATGTCACTGACAATAAAAGTCTTTCCAAGTACCACCACCTTGCGTTTTCCGCCTTTCTCAATGCGATACTCAGTATTCAGTAAGTCATTTGCTGTTTTATCGTCCATTGTTGTTAAAAATAAGGGGCGAGAACAGCCCCTTTAATTTATTAGTTGGTAGTCTTATCAGGGTAATGTCGTTGTGTAATCGAGAGCCCCGTTCACGAACATTACGGTCTTCAGGCTGGCTGTGTCTATGTTTTCAGCATTAACACGCACCATAATACCAATAACCTTATCCTGCATCGCGAGGTTTGTGATTATCTTTGCTTTCGGAACAACAAGAGACCTGTTTTGTGTGTCGTTGACAATCATAATAGGCTTTTGCGTTACCGTGCTTTTGTGCATTACTCCACTTATTGTAGAACCAACTGCAAATCCGTTAGCGCCCGTGAAAGTGTCAGAGATAACCTCTGCGTTCATCATCGCATCGAGCATGTCCTCAGATGTTGAAGGGACAAAGAACTCAAATCCGAATGTTCCCTCTTCAACAGTAGAGTAGTATGTTTTACCTTGCTCATTTTTGAGAGGAGTAAGCGTAGGATCATCACCTGTCAAATTAGTGCTGTCAAGGTGAATATCACCAAGAGAAGCCGGGTTTGCCAACGAAGACAATGAAGCAGCAGCGTAATCCGTTATTTCATCAAAGACGATTATGTCTCCCTGTCCTACGAAAAAGTTACCAACTGTGTCAAGTTTAGTTATAGCCATAATTTTATACTTTATTAAATGTTATGTTAATTAATTTTGAACTGTATCCCTCGTATATTCCGCCACCTGAATAAACCAGGTTGTTAGGATCGAGAGAAAAAGTGTATCCATCTTCGTGTATCACCGCTCCGCCTTCAAAAAGCCCGTCGAAGGTTTTTAGGATGATGTTCTCCTTTACAGTGTTTCTTCCACCAGTAGAGGTTAATTTTACATTGATAGATAAAAGAACATATCCCTCCACTAAGCCCATACGTGATAAGCTGGTTCTCAGCCCTCCGTTTTGACGAAGTTCAATGTATTCCGAAGGCAATCCGCTTGTAGGCTTATCGCCTGTGTAGATTGTCGTTGTAACGCCATTCTCAACGAGGGCGTTTTTAAGAGTTTTTAAAGGGTCAATATCAGAGAGTTTCATATTTTCTTCGATCCATAGTTTTTTACAACCTCGTCTAAAATAACTTCAAACTCTGTAGAAAGAACATCAGTGAAAAAACCGGCATTGCGGTATCCTTCATCAACCTCTTCTGCGTATGGCATCGTTGACATGAGAACAAGGTGATCTCCGATTCCGTAGCGGCTTATGCCAGCATCGAGCAGTTGATCTATCATATCCTCACCCCATATAGCAACACCTCCGATTATCCTCGCTTCTTCCGCCATTCTTGGCATCGTAAACTTCTTTAATACACCATTGTGATATACACCCACGCCCGTACTGTCCTTCAGGTTGTGAGTGTCAATAGGGATAATATCAGAGCTGTCTATATAGGCTATCATTGCATCTGCTGTATCAAAGAGTATGCGCTCAACAAGACGATCCACATCTGATTTGAAGTTGTCGAAGTTATTCTGTGCCATCTTTTAACCAGATACAAGTGTCATTCAACTCCGGAAACTCGTTATCCCTTATTGCCTCCCAGTTCTTCACTGTATAGCTTATAGTGCGTCCATTCCATGTTGTAACAGTAACGGTATCGTTAATCTTATACATCACGTTATTGGTCGGAATAAACAAGACAGGTTCATGTTCAAACTCAAACCCGTTATAGCGGCTTTGCCCTGTAATCTCTAATAGGCACTCACCGTTATACAGGGTTGTCTTAACCTCTTCGCCTGTTGTTTCATCTATAACACCAGTGAAGCGCTCAATCAGACAACTGTCAGGATATTCTATCATTGGTCTCCTTTTATGTGAGTAAAACGAACAGATGACGGATACGCCGTTATTTCCCCCCACTTGGCATAGAGCTTGTTTGCGGTGTTCATAAAGGATCGCCTGTCATATACTCCGAATTGATAACTGCGTTCGCTAACGCTTCTATTACCCTTCTGAACCCTCTTACCTCCGCCAGAGACAACGTTGGCGAGAATGACATACAAGTCAGCCGTAGCCAAGTCTATGCTCTTCTCGTCAACATTATCTAAGGGCTGGGTAGCATCAACCCCTCTCCGAGTTAAGACAGCAAGGATATTCTCGTCCGAAAACTTGAAATCAAAAATGCCTTTAAGATACTCGGATATTGTCATTTTATGCTACGTTTAAAATGTACATGTACTTAGGCTTGTCAGGAACTACCAATGCAGTCATCTCGGTTTCGATATACTGAATCTTCTTACGAGTTTCGTAGTCGTAAGTCATCAGCAACCGTCCGTCGTAGTAGGTTGCATAAGCTCCTGAATCACCCTGTCCACCGTAGATAGGAATAACAGAAAGGATTTCTCCAATCTTCCCGTCAGGTACAAGCGCCCATACATTAGGCTTAAACGACCGTACCTCAGTGCCGACGACAGCCTTAGAGGCCTTGTCATACTTGTCAACACGAGAGATACTGTCAATAACCCTAATCGGGAATCCGATTATAGCTTCGAGAGCAGCCTGTTGAGCAGCTTCGCCTGCATTACTTGCAAAGTTGGTTGCAACTGTAGAATCAGCAGTTGCCGGAAACATCCTGAAACCGATCGCCTCCAAAACTTTTGCATGAGACAAAGTGCGTTTGAATGTCAGCTTGTCAACTTCCCAGTGAAAAGCAGAACCTCTGCCTTCAGCTTTAGAGCTTATAGCCTTAAGGTCTGCAATAGGATCAGAATTGACACCATCTGCGTCATTTGCGTCCCACCATACAGCTGTGCCAGATTTTGTCACAATGTTAGATGAAGGGATGCTTGCTGTAAACAGCGTGCCTTTTATACCACCTGCGTTATTCGCCTCTGTCAACTCAAACTTACCAGTTGAAACCATCTGTTGACGGTTGTAATTCAATGAGTTTGTATGAGCATCAACCAGCTTCTTGATTGCGTCAAAGAGACTTCTCTGGGCATTCAGCTGCGGGTCTGCACCGACAGCTCCCATAATCAATCTTTGGCGATAGTCTTTCTCGTTGAACTGCGCGAGCTTCTTCATACGAGGAATATTGCCAGTGCTCAATTGAACACCTTCAAAGCTGATTGGTGTACCAGGAGAGTCAAGGTCAACGTATGTTGCCATAGCGTTAATTCCATACTCTCTCTCCAGCTGCTGGAAGGAGAAGTCTGCCTGCATCGGCGCCCACGTAAACCCTGATGTGTCAAGTGCATTAAACCTGTCCTTGAAGTCATCAACAAATGTCTGTAAGGCATAGGAATCATTGTTTCCTGCGGCCATCTCCAATATGTCGTAAAATACTTTATCGTTTCCCCACATAATTATACTCCTTTCTCAAAATTAATTCCGACATACTCTAAATGTTGTTTGTAAGCAGTAGGCAAGGCTGAAATTCTATCCGCATAGATACGACCCTTATCGACAACAGCGCCTGTTCCGACAGTGTCGCCTTCTTCTTTTACGATATCATTCCACAAAAGCCCGTTAGGTACAGAACTTTCCGCTAAAACGGCGGAAGCGCCTGCAGCGTCGGCCTCTGCATAGATTGTTCCTGCAACGGCAGCACCAAGAGAGTTGGCAACTATTGTTATAGTATGCGTGCCGTCACCATTATCAACTGCGGCTGAATAAGCAACCCCAGTTCCAGTTCCTCCGATAGTAGAAGGAGCTACCATAATAAAACCACCATCAGCGTTAAGAGGGGCAGCTCCATAAAGAACTGCTTCAGTGTCTTCTGCTGTAAGCGTTTCAGCCAGTTCATAAAAATAGACAGGCGTGAGAGTACCCCCAGCCTCGTCAAGATACACAGGTGTCCCTGCTGGAATGACAAAGCCAACGGGTAAGTCTCCAAAGTCGGCTATAGTGCCGCCCCCTGTCTTTACACCAGAAACCTCTGCCCACACCTGTACAGGAGCACCAGCGGTTTTAGTTTTTTGTCCGTAAGTATTAAAACTCATAATTATTCAATTTTATTGTTATTTACTTGAGCAATGCGTCATTACTCTCTAACTCTTTGCGGAGTTTAGAAAAATCGGGCTTTGTTTCTTTTGGTTCTCCCTTTTCAGGGGTTATTCCAAATTTGCCAGCCGTCTTACTTACCTTCTCAACGAATTTTTCTATTGCACCCTCTTGGGTAAAGTCGAAATTATCGACGACAACATCAATAACGTTTTGCGGGTAAATCTTCACTTTGGCTATAGCCTGTTCCTTCACTTGCTCCGCAGCCTTTCTCTTGTCTTCTTCTGCGAATCGCTTTTCGTAGGAATCGAGTCTTTCGATGATTTTACCGAACCATGCCGGCGGCTCACCTTGTTTCTCTTTGGGGTCTCCATCGTCATCGCCAGGCTTTTGGTCATCTTTTGAAGTGGGCTTTTTCTTCGCTTCGACCTTCTTTGCTGTGTCAGCAGCCACCTTGCGTGCGTTTCCTTCTGCTTCTTTCAGAATAGACTTGACATCTTTAAGGAACTCGTCCTCTTTTGTGTCATCATTTGTGTAGCGCATCATTGTCTCTAATGCGGCGTTTATAGTACGTTCACTTACAAGCGGGTTTTCCGCATATTCCGCTTTGAGGTCTTCAAAGAGCTTTGATTTGTCAATCATTTTTTTATAAATAAGTTAGTTATTAGAATTATTAGAACACGTTTTGAATAAGTAAAGACGCAACAGCACCAATTATTCCACCCACAGTGGTTGCAATAGCATCAAGTGGGTCAGCCTCTGTTTTCTTACCGTACTTGTCATAAACTTCCTTCAACACACCAGCGGCCATAGCTGCAAAGAGTGCTTCGCCGGGACGCCAAAAGGAAATAGCAAAAGCAATTACAAAACCTGCAATCAGATGATACAATTTGTCTTTCTTCATAATTTGTTAAATTTTATTTTCCACAAATATAGATATTTTTAACAGTATAAACAAACGTTTGCAATAGTTTTCAGGACAGAAACGGTCGTCCATGAACAAACTGACGGTCGATATAGTATGACATGGATTTTTTCTTTGTATATTTGCCCTCGTATAGATAAAAAATTTACACTTCCAGAATGGAGATACTTGATTGGCAAGAAGACTTTGACGGAATGAGGTTAAACGACGGTTCACAGACAGAGGCATTCTTATGTGAATCGGACATTGTCATATATGTTGGCAACAGGGGCGTCGGGAAGACTCACCTTATGCTGTACAAGGCACTCCCAAATATCAGCAATCCATCGTATAGGGCAATATATTTCCGCCGAATGATAAAGGATAGTCAGGGTGCTGGCGGTATTGCCGACAGGTCTAAAGACGTATTTGGGCAGTTTGGTACATACCTTGAAAGTGTCCAAAGCCAGACGTGGAAGTTCGACAGTGGAGCGAGAGTAGTATTTGGAAACTATTCTGCAGGAGAAAAAGAGTTCGCTGAAGCTATACAGGGTAAAGAATTTTATGATGCTATTATAGACGAGGTAACCCAGATTTCAGAAGACAGGTTCAACGCTATCTTTTCCAACCTGCGTAATACAACAGGCGCAAAAACGCAAATGCTTGGCACTTGTAATGCCGACCCTGATAGCTGGATAGTACATCTTATATCATGGTGGATAGACCCGGAAACGGGATACCATATTCCAGAGAGAAGGGGAAAGGAACGTTATTTCTATCAGTGGGGAAACGACATAACCGAATCGCACTGGGGAGACACAAGAGAAGAGGTCTATGAGTTATCGAAGAGCTATATTGATGCCATGTGGAATGATAATATGGCTGCGTATGGTAGTAAGCTCGACCTTATACAGTCCATAACAGTTTTTGAGGGTGACATAAGCGAGAACAAGCATCTTATGAAGAGCGGCGGCGTAAAATATTATGGCAAGCTGCTAAAAGGCTCTAATGAGATGAAGGGCAGATATGCCAAAGCATGCTGGAAAAAGGTGGAGATGGGAGACAGCCTTATTTCCAATGAGGATATGGACAGGTTCTTCAACAACAGCGAGCAACGAACTGGAACAAAATATGCTTCTCTTGACGTAGCCGGCAGCGGGGCTAACGCAGATAAGGTAGTTTTGTGGATATGGGACGGATTTCATATAACAGGAGTGTACGCTACAAAAGGACTTAAACCGAATGAGCTTCTTGATTGGACAAAACGGCATCTATCGCAAGAGGGTGTTAAGAATGAGAATTTTATTTATGATGGTGTCGGCGTAGGTTGGATATTTGAGGGATTCTTTGATAAGGCTGTAAAATTCATGTCTCAATCATCTCCGTCAGAGGACTCAAGGGTTGAATTTGATAGGAAGAAGCTGAATGTGTACAAAAACGCTAAGGCAGAAGTTATCGGGAAGTTCCTTGACAGGCTAAAAAAGAATAACGGCGCTGGTGAATGTGGAATAAGCATAGATAGTTCAGTTCTTAATAAGGTTGTATTTAACAAGACTATAAGACAACATTTGGAAGAGGAAAAGACCATTATAAGATGGCGCGAAGACAAGGAAGGCATAAAACAATCATTGGATAAGAAAGAGGTTGAGAGGTTACTCGGTCATTCTGGTGACTTCATTATGTCTCTTATATATCGCTTTGCAGTGGACAGGACATTTGTAAAGATGGACAAGAAAAAAGCTAAGAAACTTGCAAACTTTTTATCATTTTGACTATGAATATAGATATTACATATAGCTTTCTGAATGGATACGATGAGTTTTTGGAAGATAATCCGCCCGTTGTAGTAAAAGTATGTCATTGCGAACAGTGCAGAGCTATCAGGGACAATCGTAAGAACAGAGCTGCAAAGAAGAGGCTAAAACGGCTGATGAATAAGCGGAGAAGATGTGACAAGCACAACGGAGAACTATTGTTCCACTATTGGGCATAAAACAACATAAAATAAATAAATATGGAATTTGACAGTAAGAAATTTTGGTATATCCCGAAGCCGGTTGGCGTAAGAGCATGGCGGCCACAATTTGAAAAGGTGTCACAGGTAAAGTTCTATAATGAATACTACCCGACAGGACATAAAATTTTTGACAGAGGCTGGTTTAAAGACCTGTTGGTCGTTGACCCGGAAACGGGGAGAAAAGAAATATACGAAGTGAACAGGGTATCTGTGCCTATTCAGGCTATGGCGATAGACATTATCCTCGCACACCTTCTTGGCAACAAAACGCATATCGTGGATGGTACACTACAAGAAAACGAAGCACTGCCATTATATAAGGAATATTGGTTATCCAGGAATATTGATACAGCGAGATACGAGTTCATAAAAAGCGCTCTCGCTCTTGGTGATTCAGCTCTTTTATTCTACCGTGAAAATGGGAAATTGAATTGGCAGGTACTATCATTCTTTAATGGAGAAGAGTTTAATATGGAATACGATAAGTACGGAAAGCCATATAAGTTCTATAAATTCTATGACAATAAGTGCGATGTGTATGACTCTGTAAATTGTATAACATATGCCTTAGACGCAGAATGGAAGGAAATTTCAAGAGCTCCTCACGGATTTAACGGACTACCGGTTGTATATCACAAGCGCAATGACGGTGCTTTCTGGACACGCTCCCAGTCAAACATAGACAATATGGAGCAGATGCTGTCACGGCTATCAGAGGACAACAGGAAGAAGTTTAAGTCCCTGTATCACTTATCGACACACGACCCTGATTCTGTGGTTATGGAATCCGCTGGTGCAACAGATATGGTTATTACAGATTCAGATGGCGATTTTAAGATGGTTAGCGGAGCTGATATATCTCCACAGTTTAAATTCGAGTTTGAGACACAATTGGAGCTAATTTTTAATGCACTCGGTATAGTCTTCCCGAAACACAAGTCATCAGGAGATATGCCGACTGGTTCCATGAAAATGATGTTCTATCCTACAGAAAGGGTGGTGATGTCACTTATACATGAGTTTGACGCATCTATTGATGCAATCAACAATATCGTAAAGCAGGGGTTTGTCGTTGAATACCCAGATTACCTTGACAACATCACCAACGGAAATATCCGGGCTTCTATAAGAATGTTTACTCCTCAAGATGACGAAACAAA